ACTCAAGTAATTATTTATCTCATCAATTGTATAACCGTCTGTTTCTGTCCAATCAACTTTACCTATAACAAAATCTCCAATTTCGTATTTTTTTATTTTATTTTCAAAGTATTTTAAATGTTTCATAAATTATATTTTTTATTGTGGAATTATACTTGTTCCGATTCTATCTACCAGAGATTTAATCTCTTTTATTTGTTCGGTTGTTCTAATACCACCAGTGAATTTTATTTTAACATAATCAGGTAATATTTTTCTCATGAATTTAACTTTCTCAATTTTTTGTTCAAATGATTCATCATTAGGTAATTTTCCAGTAGATGTAGATATATAATCTACATTATTTTCAATGCACATTCTACAAATTTTTTCAATTTCTTCATTGTTAAGTGCTCCAATTTCAATTGTTAATTTTATGATTGAACCTTCTTTGTGACAATATTCCGTCAATTTTCTTATTTCTGTTTCTAATTCTTCTGTTTTATCTTTTTTTATCAATTCATAATTAAGTACAACATCAATTTCATCAGCTCCATTGACAATTGATTTATCAATTTGATCAAGTTTATATTTTGTGATTGAATTTCCTTTAGGAAAATCAATTAATGCAGATACTTTAATTTCATTTTTAACGAATGATTCTACTGATGCTACAAATTCTGGTAATACAGAAATTGCATAAAAATTATTATCTTCCGCTTCTTTACACAAATCTTTAATTTGATCATTAGTTAAACTATCTGATAATCTAGTATAATCAATTAATTTGTAGTTTTCATTCTTTTCTTTATTATCTAAATATTCTAAAATTTTTTTATAGACAATCATGTTTTGAAACCTTATTTTTCTATATATATTAAAAAATAATAATCAATTTAATGACTGCAGGAAGAAATAGTATATCTAAAAATAAAACATGGAACACTCCACCTAAATTTGTAGAATTAATAAATAAAATGTTAGGAGAAGTAGTATTAGATCCATGTAGTAATGAAACTAGTATGATAGATGCTAAAATTAAATATATTTTACCAACAGATGGATTAAAAGAAAGTTGGAACTATAAAACTTTATTTGTTAATCCTCCTTATGGTTCAGATGTTGAAAATAAAACAAGAATATATGATTGGATTAAAAAAGGAGTCGATGCAAATGAAAATTATAAAAGTGAAATTTTGTATCTGATTCCAGTTGCTACTAACACTAAGCATTTTAAAGATTTAATATTCAAAAAAGCAAAAGGTTTGTGTTTTTTAAAAGATACAAGATTGAAATTTTGGAGTGAAGGTGTTGAAGATAAAAAAGGTGCTCCAATGGCTTGCTGCTTCATTTACTTTGGTTCAAATTATGAAAAATTTGATTTGTTGTTTTCTGACTTCGGACAATGTTTTGAAATAAAATCATAAATTGAATTTACTTGTTGTTATAGACATTTTAGATATTTCTAAATCTTCTGATGTTGCTTTTCTTGTAATCTCATCTGGATAAATTTTAACATCAGGATAGTCATGGCTACCTTGATTTAAAAACTTACATGTGTAACTACCAAAATCATTATCAGATATTATTATCATTGGCTCATCATCTATGTTATTAAATTCACTGATGACTATTACACAATCGCCAATATTATATTCTTCATCAAATGTCTCAAATATTTTTAAATGTTTCATATTATAAATTGAATTTTTTAGAGTCTAATGCAAAATTGTATTTTTTGATTTCATCTTGTGGTGCAATATTTAAATAATCAAAATCTTCTGAATTCATCCTCATATAATCATCCTCATAATATTTAGAATAATCTATTTTTACTATTAGATTTCCAAATTCAAAGGTATCATGATTATCATAATATTCATAAAATGTGTAGCAATTATTGATTAATTTTATTTTTCCAATTGCTACATATCCACCTTTATTCTTATATAAATAAATTTTATTGTAATCTATATCTTCTTTATTTATGTTCTCAAATTTTTTTAAATGATTCATGTTATAGATTAAATTTGTTTGATTGCCTAATTATATTTAGTTTGTTTAATACATCTTTTGAATTGTTGGATTGATAGATTATTTTATCTTTTATACTTTCAAAAAATAATCTTTCTTCGTTTCTTATTTTGTCCCATCTACGATCACAATAATTATCTTCATCTTGATATTCATAAATTATTTTCAAATCTGTATCATAATAATTACTATTATTTTTTTCATGCTTTAAAACTTTGAATATTACATATACAGGTTCTTTACCTTCATGATAGAAATTTCTATCCCATCTATCTTTGTGATCAAGTAAACAAAGAATGTATTCTTTAGGAACATTTAAGTTTTCATATGTTTTCAAATATTTCATTTAGTCTATAATTTTTAATTTAGCTCCGCCCTTTATTAACGTTTTTATATCATCTGTATTTATATTTTCTTTGAATTTAGAAGTTTTCTTTTCTGGTTCTTTTAATAACCAATTATTACCAGAATTAGATGTTTGATAAATATATGTAATATTATCAAGAGTTAATTTTATAGTTTTTGCTGTTAGTTTTTTGTAGAATTCTTCCACTTTTCCTTTTATTGAATATATTTCAATAGGGTACCATTTATCATCTTTGTAATATTGTAAAATTATATAATTTGGATTATCTAAAACTGTTTCATCTCTACTATATAGAAAGAAAAATTTCATGTCAATGTCTTTTCTTAAAAAATTCTCAATTTCCATTGTAGTTTCCATCTCTCCTTTTTTGAGATTCTGTTTAAATAATTGTTGATTAAAATCACTATCATCATATAAAAAATCTATAGTTTTTTCTATATAATCATCATTTGATAATCCAATTTTAAAGAAATCTATTTTAGTGTCATTTATACTGTTCAATAATCCATCAACATCGGTTGTTATTGATTCAGTTATGTATTGTAAATATTTTTTTATCATTTTTTATAAATTAAATTTGTTTGTATTATATTCAATTTCTGATATAAATCTATCACATAAAAATGTTCCTAAATTTTCACCAATTTTTCCTAATTTACTATTTACTTTACAAACATAATAACCATTTACATTTTTTAATATTTTTTTCACTAAATATATCATGTCTTTAGTTAAGATTGAGTCTTCGCTATCTATGCAAATGACATAGTCTCCTTCTTTGAAATTTGGAGTGACTTTTTTTAAATTTTCGTATTTTTTAACGTATTTCATTATGTGTGTAATAATTTTTTAATCATTATAATTTTTTAACTTTTTAACTTTATCTTTAAATTTACCACCGCCTAACACAGAAGTTGGTATAGTGTTTCTATATTGTAAAATTGAAGATGTTATAAGATTTACACTAGCTCCATATGTTTGTTGATCTGGATGAGTCCAATCATCATCTTGTAATATCCATACATTCTCTCTTGGATAACAAGATATTATAAATGGATTTTCAGTAACTACTGATTTAACATAACGTTTATAATCAACAGTATCAGCAAATGTCATGGATCTTTCTGGATAAAGTATTAAATTGTCATTTTTACTTTCACGAACCAAATCATAGTAATGTTCTTCATTTGCATCATTTCCTTGGAGGAAAACAAAACATTGTTCGTTTTCCATTATATTTTCTGATTCAAATTTTTTTAAATATATCATATATTTTAATTTTTTTTTTTACTCGAAATTATATATTTACAAATTAAATTTGTTTGCGTCTTGCTTTATCTCTAACACTGAATATGCGTCATCAAATGAATCAAATTCTTTTATTGTATTCATATCTACGTTGAAACTCATTATTGATTTTGGTGAATTCTCATATTTAGAGTTTGTATGGTCAAATATTTTCTTTCTTTCTGATTCAGGATAATATGAAAAATGTAATTTTACATTTGGATATTTATTCATATATTTAATCCATGGTTCAGAATATTCAACTTCGTATAATCCTATATATTTATCATTTTCTCCTATGATATATTTTTTATAAGTCTTGAATTTTTGTATGCCGTCATATAGGTTAGATATTTTAATTAAACAGTTTTTTAAGCTATCAGATTGATATGTAATATTTAATGTGTAATCATTAAATCTAATTGTACCGCTAATTTTTTCTAATTTTAATTTAGACTTATCAAACCAATAAAAATATGATAAATCTACAAAATTATTTCTGTTTGATAATTTTACCTTTCCGATATATATCTTATCAGTTTCATCATCATCTATCATTACGTAGTTGCTGTGTATTTCATTGTATGATTCTTTTATGTATTGTGTATAATTTTTTATCATATATTAAATTTTAATGACTTTTTTGTTATTTCAAATTCTTCTATTTCTTCTGATGTTAATTTTCTTTCAAAATATTTTTCTTCTAAATAATATGTAACTATATCATTATCTTCTATTACTTCAAGAATATATCTATCATCATTTTTTGCGTTTAATCCAGTTATTTTTGCAAATTTGAAAACATCATTAGATATTCCAGATTTATTTTTCTTCCAGAACTTTAGATAATCATCTTTAAATAAAATGTAATCACCAACTTCATAGTTTGTGATTATATATTCTTCATATAATCTAATATTTTTCATATGATTTTTCTCATAAATTGAATTTTCTTGTATTTAAAATTGATTCTACATCTTCTTTTCTTTTTGAATGATAATAGATGTCTGTTTTCTTCCACCATATATTATCTGTTTTACATTTTAATTTTATGTTGTGTCCATCAATTGCTGAATTATCTAATGATGTGACTTCACAAGGATTTATAAAAAAATGATTAAATTTCGGATGACATGCTGTATTATTTTTAATGATAACATAGTCTCCTACTTCTATTTTATCTGATTTATCTTCAAATGTTTTTATGTATCTCATAGTTAATCTATATATTAAAAATAAACTATTAAAAAATTATATCATATATTATTTAAAATAAAGTATTATAATAATGAGTGATATGAATGAAAAATCAATATCGAATAAATTACCACCTTATCTATTAACAGATCAAGCATTAGATAGAAGAGAGGATGTTTATTCTCTCACTGAATTTGGAAAAATTGTAAATAGACTTTTTTTAAGCGATCAAATATATTCAGATGACTTTTGGAAATATATAAATAATAAATTTAAATTGAAACCTGAAAATATTACGTTTTTTTGTGATGTACATTCTGATACTAAGAATAGAGTTGAAAAAAGTTATAAATATATAATTAAAGTTGATAAGCCATTTAAACTTATTATTCAATTCTATGATGAAGAAAAAATAAATGATATTCAATTATATGACACAGAAGAATCACAAAAAAATAAAATATCAGATTTGTTGATATACTTTGATTCAGATGCAATAGAATACGTAGATACTATATCTAATGAACTTAGAGATATTGTATTTGTTCAACCAATAAATAAAACCTTTTTTATAATAGCATCCAATTCAATGGGCTATGAATTACATCCTGCTTCAATAAAAGATTATGATATTGATATAGATTTAAATTATGGTGACTCTTTTGTTGATAAACACGTAGAAATATTAAAAAAAATAAAAAAAAATAAACATGGATTATTTTTATTTCATGGATTAGAAGGCTGTGGAAAAACTATGTATCTTCGTAAACTTGTTTCTGAATTAGCAAATGAAAAAACTATAATTTATGTTCCATCATTTTTGATGATGGATATAGCAAGTCCTGGATTAATATCATTTATTTCAAAATTTAAAAATGCTATATTATTATTGGAAGATGCAGAATCAATATTGACATCTCCTCAAGAAGAAAGAAATCAAGCTGTTAGTAATATTTTGAATATTAGTGATGGATTATTAAATGATCATATGGATATGCAAATAATAGCAACATTTAATGTAGATAAAAAGATAATAGATAAGGCATTGTTAAGAAAAGGAAGACTTATGGTTGATTGTAAGTTTAAAAAATTGACATCTAAGCAAGCAACTAAACTATCTGAACATATAGGATTGAATAAAAAATACAATGAACCCGCTACATTGGCTGATATTTATGAAGAAGTTGATGGTGGAAAGCAATTAATTGATTCAGATAATGATACTAATAAAATAGGATTTTAAATAAAAAACTAAAAATGATGAATATAGAAATTTTTGATACAGTAGTCAATATGTTTAAAAATATAGATGAAATTTTATCTCATAAAGATGATATAAATGCAGAACAAGAACTTGAAGATATGATAGAATTGGCTAAAATGGGTATAAAAAAAGAATTTAAAAATCCATATCAATTTATGATAAATTATTTCACATGTAAAGATGATATTATTAAATATTTTGATAGTATTAATGAAGAATGGTCCTTAAAATATCATTATGATCGTAAACAACCTAGTACAGATGAAGGTGTGAAATTTCCAGATATTTATATAGATTTTAAAAATTATGTAGAAAAATTGAACACTGAAGAGTATTTAGAATGTAAAAAATTAAGAGATAAAATATTCACATATTAACAAAATATTTCAATTGAAATCATTTTTTATTTGGCTATTTAACATATTTCACATTTTATATATATAATAAAAAACTATGTCTATATTAACAGTATTATTGGTTTTGATCGTGGTTGGTATTATTTTATGGTTGGTGAATTCGTATATTCCTATGGATGCCAAAATAAAAAATATCTTGAACATTGTAGTTATTATCATTTTGGTTATTTGGCTTCTTAAAGTTTTTGGATTATTAGCAATTTTATCAAGAATACAAATATGACCATAAAAAAGTGATTTCAATTGAAATCACTTTTTTTTATTTAATTCTATTATGGTTTTAAATTCTTCTAATATTTTATTTTTATTGATAGAATCTGATTTGTTTATATAGTCAATCACCATTTCATTTAATGATAATGAACTTTCATTTAATTCCAATATATCTTCCTTATCTTTTATTATTTCATCATCTGAATAACTTATATTCACTATGTCATTTTCTGAAATTAACATATCTATTTTGATTTTGTTGTCAATTAATATTTTTTTATTTATATTAAGACTAACATAATTATTATTAAATATTTCTTTATTAATATTTAAATCTGATTCGGAATTTATTGAAATCTTTTTGAAATTTGGACTTATTTTATTTTTTACAAATTTATCTTTATCATTATAAACATCAAGTATGATGAATCCTTTGGTTTCATCACTTTCTGTATTGTATGGTGATCCTAAATTTTTTATGTTTTTTACTACACCATTTTTATCATAAAATCCATTATAACACTTTTTAAATTTTCTTAATTTGTTTATGATGATGTCTTTTTTTGATGAATTTAAATAGTCAAAATTGAAGAAACATATATCTGATTCAAATTTATCAATATCTTCAATTTTTGTATTATATGGTAATATTGTGAATACTTGTTCAACTAATAATTTTATTTGAGTAGGCTCATTAATTACTTCTATGTTTTTGAAATTTTTAAGTATGTTAAGTGATAGTTTATCATTTTCTCCTTCTATTATATAAACAGGTAAAATTTCTGATATTCTTTCAAATAATTTTTGTATGAAATTTAGAACAGTCAAATCAATATTCTTTGATTTGTATAGAAAGTTACCTAAATGAATTAGAATATCATTTGGTTTTACATTTTCTGTTAGATATGGAATAAATTCATTGTTATAATAAATCTCCATATTTTTAAGCCAATCTTTTGCTGATATATTTTTAGATATATTAAAATTTGTGTTACTTATTATGAATATTTTTGACATCCTTCTATAAATTTTAATTTAATTTTTCTTAGAATTTTCTTATATGATTTAAAAACATTAGTTGAAAAATCTACAATTTTTAAGACATGTGTGTTTTCATTGTCTATTTCTATAGAATAATAGTTTAAAAATGTATCATCATCTAAATTAGTTATTTTTTCAAAATAAAAAAAATTGTCTAATATACTACGCAATAAATAATCATCATTTTTAATTATTATCAATATTGACCAATCGATTCTTGAATGATAATATTTAATATTTAGATATTTTAATATCAATTCAGAATATTTTTGTCCATATCTACTGAAATTGTCACTGCATATGTCATCTTTCATATATTATTTATTTTTTTAATTTTTTCTTTTCTTTCTAACTGAATTAAGCTGTTTTCGATATCACCTATTATGCGTTCAGCATTGAATTCAACATTCATATTCCATTGGTTGAAATCAAAATCTATTATAGAAATACCAAGTATTTTTGTGTCTTTATATATTGTCACATCTTGTTTTTTTATGTGAGAATTGATGCTATAATCTAATAAATTGCTTATAAATTTATAATTTTCATTAGATGTTGTTGCTGATATTTTTATGTAATCACCATAAAATATAATATCTGATAATTTGAATAACATATCATATATTTTTATATTTATGATATATTTTTTGAAATTTATTTTGTTTGAAACTAGCATATAAATATTAAATTTTATTACTTAATTCACAAATATGATTTAATTTATTTATCTTATCTTTTCTTTTCTTTCTTTCTTCCTTCTTTCTTATTGCTTTAATTAAATCATCATCATAATATACATAGTCAACAGAGAAATCAGTTTCTATTAAATTGTAATCTTGATTAATTTCAAATTTTACAGGAAATACTCCATTTAATATTCTACCGTTGTAATCAGTATTAACTTTATGAACTGATTTATAATTATATTGATCACTGAAGCACCAATCTTTTAATTTTTCGAAGTTATTTAATGATGTTGTTGCTGTCATTTCTATTGTAGAACTTTGCATATTGGTATAATGTTGTAGTCTCCCACCACTAAATTGTATTGGTAATGAGTTGTTTGTTATTTTTAGATTTGTGATATCAAAATCTATATTGTTAATTGTTGTGCTCATTATATGATATTATTTTATTTTTTGTATTATAAAAAAAATGAATTGTTTATTCATATTCATTGAACTGATATTTTTTAATATATAAAAAAAATAATTAAGTAATAATGATAAAATATTTTGCATATGGTAGTAATATATCTGAGTATAGAATGAAAAATGAAAGAAATATTAATTTTTCATCAAGAAAATTCGCAACGTTAGAAAATTATAAATTAGTTTTTAATAAAGTATCTAAGAAAAATTGTTATTTAGGATTTGCTAATGTTATTCCATCTGATGATGATATTGTCGAAGGTGCGTTATATGAGATTGAAGAGTCTGATATTAAAAGAATAGATAAATTTGAAGGACATCCCATGCATTATACAAGAGAAGAAATTGATGTTTTTTGTGATGACGAAAAAGTTAGAGCATTAATTTATGTTGCTAATTCATCTATGGTTAGAAAAAATATATTACCTGATAAGAATTACCTAAAATATATTTTGGAAGGTAAAGATATATTTAGTCCTGATTACTATGAAAAATTGTCAAATACCAATACATTAGATTAAACTATCATTGATTCTTAAATTATTTAATTTATTTTTTATATTAATTTTGAAGAATTTATTATCACTCATTTCTTTGAATCTTGCATAATTTTTTTCTATCTGATATAGATAAATACTATTATTAGAATGTTTTATGTGATTTAATTGATCACCTTCGTAAGATATGACACTACTTTGATGTGTAATTATATTATTATTTTTCATTGAACCGTATATAAATGATGGTTGGTCTATTATTGTTACATTATTTAATTTTGATACTTCTGTGAATAAATCAAAATCAATACTATTTAAATATGATTCTGAAATATTAGTATTATCACATTTTATTAATGAGTTGTTTATCAATTCTATTAGATTTCTATATTCTTTAGTAAATTTTGAAGTTATGCTATATTTGTCTCTTATTGTGTATAATGACATACCAGATAATTTTTGATTTCTTTTGATATTTTTTATATCTCTAATTACTTTAATCTTAAGCCATTCATTTGTCATTATAATATTCCTTCATTTTTTGCTTCTTCTATTGCTAATCTTTGTCTTTCTTCAATTTCTTTTCTGTGTTTAAGAGCATCCCTTTTTAGTTGTTTAGATGTTTGTATTACAAATTCTAAATTCTGTCTTAATCGTATGGATGCAATTTTAAAATCTTTTTTGTAAAGTTTATAATAATCTAATCTACAAAAATTCAACTTATCTATAATTTCTTCTATTGGATTATTTTCTGCATCATATTCATCTTCATCTTCATATCCAGATTCTTCATCTTCATAATAATTTTTCATTTATGTTATTTATTTTTTCTTTTCTTAAAAATATGTTTGCATCTTTATAAAAAGATATGAAAATTTTTTTATAATTTATAAATTCTTCTATTTTTATGTGCTCAATATTTTTATTTATCAACATTTCATTTATATATTTTAAATATAAACCATATGCTATATTATCAAGTTCTGATGCTGTCATTTGTATATTTTTTTTAGCTTATCTTTTCTTAATTTTCTCAATCTGCTTATTTTATTAACATTTTTAAAAAAACTAATTACAGTTGAGCAATTACTATTATGTATAAAAATATAAACGTCTATATATATGGAGTCTATTTCTATGTTGTTTGTTTCATCGCATATAACTTTATATAAATTTATATTGTTATTAGATATATTTTTATTTAGAATATTAGATATATAAGATTTTATCATGTACCTTGAATTACTATTATTTTCAGATATAATTAAATCATCTAATAATTTGTATATTTCATTTTGTATTGTTTGAATCATTATAATATTCATTTAGTAATCTATTTTTATCAATTGAAACTACTCCAACTTTTTCACATGCAATTCCTCCTGCTAAATTTGAAATTTTTGCTATCTCTTCTATTTCTATATCATTAATTAACATTGATAAAACAGATATAACAGAATCACCAGCACCAGACACATCAATTATGTTTCTTTGTGTTGTAGGTATTATCTTACTTATTATTTTACCTTCTTTTTTATAAGAAATAAATATACCATTTTCTGATAGTGTAATAAATATAATATTTATTCCTTTATTATGAAGTATAATGGATCCTTCTTTAAGTAGTTCATTTTTATCTGATATATTTAAATTAATACTTTCTTTGAATTCCTTAAAATTTGGTTTGAATAGTTTAATATTTTCGTAATAGTTGAAATTTTTTTTCTTAGGATCTACTAATATAGAAATTCCTAATGAATTTGCTTTTTCGATTATAATTTTTATTATGTTTTCATTTAATACTCCTTTATCATAATCTTGAAATAACACGCAATCTACATGTTCATTTTCTATTGTTGAGATAACCAATGAAATTAGGTTATCTGATTCATTATTTAAATCTTCAGTTATTTCTTCATCTATTCTTAAAATTTGGCATTTATTTCCAATTATTCTGGTTTTGTTTGTAGTTATTCTGATGCTAGATTGAATAATATAATTTGTTGATATTTCTTTTTCTTTCAATAAAGATAATATTGCATCTCCATTATTATCTTTACCGATAACTGAGCATAATATAGGAGTACCACCAAGATTTTTTATGTTGTATGCTACGTTTGCAGCTCCGCCTAATTTATTTTCTTTTTTTATTATATCTACAATTGGTACAGGTGCTTCTGGTGAAATTCTATCAACATTACCAAAAAAATAAGAATCGAGCATAACATCTCCTATGATTAATATTTTTTTATTTTTAAATATTGTCATTTATAAAAAATTATTTATGGAGTTATATAAATATTTATAAAAAAAGTTTTATAGATTTTATGCAAATACTGTTCCGCCTATTGTTACTCCACCACTTGCAAGTAATTTGTTTCTATATCCAATATTAGTTCCTGCTCCATACGCTTTTGATGATGCTGCTGTGAATTTTACTATATTTTTAGGAACTTTTGATAATATATAAATTGCAGACTGAAATATACTTTTTTGATTTTTAGCATTTGGACCATCTGTAAAATTTTTACTTGGTCTGTGTCCATTTGCATTTGTTCCAGTGACAGATTGAAATTGATTTTTTGCTGTCAATATAGAATATACACTATTTGATCCTCCTTTTGTTCTAGCTCTATTTAACATTACAGCCATACACCAAGCTCTTTCTTCAGTATTATGGGATGCTTCTGCGTATACCGCTCTTATTAACATATTCCATTCTGTTTCACTCATTTTTCTACCCAAATATGAATCTGCTGATTTTTTAGCTAACTCTGCACTAACAGAATCACCAATAACTATAGGAGAGCCGTATATATCTTCCAATGATATATTATTGTTTACATCACATGGTATGCTTGATGATGATGCAGAATATGAACTACCTTTATATTCTCCTTTTCCTGTATTTGAACCTTTTTGAGCATCTCCTTTTCTTACTGGCCATTCAAAATATAATTCGGGATCAACTTTTTTATTTGCTGGAGTAGTTACTGAGAAATGTAAATGTGGTCCTGTCGTGTGTCCTCCAGTGTTTCCTACTAAGCCTATTGGATTTCCTGTTTTTACAATTGAATTTGCATTGACTAACATTTTACTCAAATGACAATATCCAGTTTTGAAACCATTTGTGTGTTTTATTACAATTGTGTTTCCTCCTCCATATTGACTATCAAATGATGCTGATACTACAATACCGTCAAATGAACTTACCACAACAGTTCCTATTGGTGCTGCTATATCTAATCCTGCATGAAATGTCACTCCTTCTCCTTTAAGTTGTCTTGGTCCAAATCTACATGATACTCTAACACCTAATAATGGAAGAACCATTTCTGAACTTGTTGGTATATAATCTGTTGCAGTGTTTGATTTTAATTCTTCACATCCAGCGGAGTTTAACATATTTATACGATTTAATAAGTTTGCATAATCAGCATCATTTGGCATTATCAAATCAGTGTCATTTACTGAACTAAATGTTTCTGATGGTCTTTCCGCTGAACTAACAGCTCCATTATCAACAATTTTAACATTTCTTGATACAAAATCTTCTCTTATCGCTGTGTACTCATCACATATCATATCAAGTTTTGTCTTTATTAGTGGTCCTCCAATACTATCAATCATTGATGTTACGCTTCTAAATTCATTTATAAATTTATCCATCCAATCAAAAAATCTTGTGCCTAATACTGCTTCTTGACCTGCGTTTTTTGATCCTAAATTTAATGTTTGAGTATTGTCTTTAAGTTCTAAATTTATAGAATCTCTTTCTAATGAAAGTTTATTATAATAATAATCAAGAGATAGTGATGTATCATCTGAATATATTTGTGTTCTATCATCATATAATAATGCAGTGAATCTTGTATATTCATCATCACTTAACCCGTTAAGTCTAGTTTGTAAATTTATATTATTATTCTCTGAATATATATAATATGGTGAATATAAATCATCTGATAAGTAAAGAATATTAACTAATTTACCAATTGCTGGAACAGAAAATTCTTTTCCACTTAAATCTCCAAATGGATAAGCCCATGGAATATCTTTAACATCAATTCCATGATATAATGTTTGCACTCTTACTTTTATTCTACCTTTTTTTGCTGAATCAATATTTTCTTCTACTATTCCAACGTAAAAATCTCTTAATAATTCCATTTATTTTATTATTTTATTTAAAAATTTAAAGCTGATTTTGTTTCATCAATCAAATCTGTTAATAATCCTGAAGCAAGTTCTTTTCCAAGATTTTTTATACTTGTTCTGTTGTTAAAATCTGAGTTATAAACATTATCAGGCTCTATTTTATTTATGCCTGTCAGTTTAGTGAATTGATTTAATAATCCATTTACTGCTGATCCTCTTGACTCTCTTAATTTTGTTTCAAGACTTGATACATAGTTGCTTCCTATTGTACTTATAGTTGTTTCAGCTTTAGTCATTAGACTATTGAAAAATCCTTTAGATTGAATTGGACTATTGCTTTCTATGTCTTTCAAATCTTTGGTATAAGTCATTATACTGCTAATATTATCAGATTTACCATTTGATGCTATAATATCTTCATATGGTTCAATGGTATAACTATTTTTAATTAATGGAAAACTACTTGATCTTTCTACTGATTTATAATAAATGTCAAAAGAAATTGTGGATGGCGTATTTGATACTCCATTGCCATATCCTCCTATTTCTATACTATCACCATAATTTCTACTCTCAAAAAAATTAAAATTGCAATCATTTAATGTATATATTATTGATGACTTGCTTGATGCAATATTTTTAACATCATTATTTATATTATTAGTATTAATTGATGTATTATCAGATGATGTAGATTTATTTTGTGGAATAGTAAAATTCCTCATATCATTTATTTGAATCATCATATTAAATCTCAAAACATTCTCAGGAAACATGTGTCGTTTATTCTTATAACTATAAATCATAGTATTATATAATTCAGCTAAATACCAGCCTATCATAGACACATCTTCATTTAGTGTTATTGTAATTTTATCTTCTCCATATTTAGTCATTTTATTATTTAAATTATTAATTCCGTCAATTTTTGTTATATAATATGATTTGGCCGATATGTTTCTGTTCGATTTACCGTTTAATGTATTTTCGAATATTTTAAAAAATGTGTTTCTAAATTCTTGCCAAAGTTTAAATCTATTTGTGTAATCTGTTGAACTTATGCTAGTGTATTTATTTATAAAAGATGAAAAACTATTCTCAATTGAATAATTTTCCACAAAGAATGGAGAATTTTGTTCAAAGAATAATTCAAACGATGGTATAAGTGGATCTTCATAATAGAAATCATCATCTTTTATATTTAATGATCTTTTGAATGTGTTAGTATCAGAATCATATTTTTTTTGTACGTCTCTACCAAAACTTTTAGTTGTATCATCAGATGTATACCAAAATTCTTCTTGCTTTGCATCTGATATGTGATTAGGATCATATGCATCAGTTTGTCCTTGAGTTAATCCTAAGGAATTGCCTATCATACTATTAGATAATTGTCCTAATGCAGATTGATCAGAATACCCTTTAATGTATTTTGCACTGTTACTACTGGTATCATTAATATTACCTAAAATTTCACTTGTTATCATTCCAACTATACTCATATTTCATTATTATTTTGTTTTTGGTCCTGTGCTGACAGTTGTTCCTCCTGCATTATTTGATGTAGCTGCTGCAGATAAATCGTGTTGTTCATTGTTTCCATTTCCATAATCTATATTAAGATCTCTTCTCATTAGTGTAATCTCTTGCTCTACTCCTTCTTCGTATTTAAATATGTAATTTATTCCTGTTACATACCAAAATCCAGATAGTTTATTGTTTATGTTATTTAATGGTTTTTTTGTGTTCGCATTATTTGAAAATAAATCATTAATATTAAAAACTTCTACTTTAATATTTTGAAATCTTTTTATTGAAAAATTTATAACATCTAATGTTAGAACTAATTTCATTCTTTCCATTGAAATTAGATTGTATTCATTTGATAATTTAGCATAGTTATAATTTTCATGAACATTTTCATCATCCATTTTACCAATGAAATATTCATCATTTACATTATTATTGAATATTTGTGATTGCTTATCTTTTAATATTTTTAATTTACTTCCTACTTTATTTTCATCTGTTTCTAAATCTGTTATTAGTTTCTTTGTTACAGTGTTGGAATTTTTTGTGTACCAAGTCGAATATGTTTGATAGCATAATTCTAAATTTATACTATATGATTGATTCATAATATTAAATTTACTAAAGTATTGATTTGTTCCTTTGAGAGCATCATTATTACTCAAATATAAAAGTACATTTTTTTCTTGTGGAACTTTTTCTAATTGAGGATTTGCTAAACTATGAGATTCATCTTTTAATACACTATTTAATTCTGCTTGAACATCAACGTAATTCAAGTTGTAATAAAAATCAATAAATGTCCAAACAAAAGATTGGTCTGAAACATAAGAATATTTTGTTATATCTTTTATGAATACTTGATTGACGTCACTTGGATTTATCCATTTCATTGAATCCGCACTATCATCAATGTTTGATGCAAATCCTAAATTCATTCTAAGAGCTAATTGTTTTATTGCTTGATAACTAGTAGCGTTTATTGATTCATAATTTGAATATTGCAAATCATCTACATCTAATATTCCTTTTATTAAAAATTGTAATCCATGAGATTCAGGATCAGATTTTATTGTTTGTAATTCTGTTAACCTAAAATCCATTCTTAATGGCATTAACTGCTCCGAACTAGATTTCACAAATACACTTATTATTGTATCATGATCAAAAGGATAGAAATCTGTGAATATGACACCAAGAGAATCCTCACAAAATAATTCTACTGACGGTAAGAATTTATCATTGAATAATTTTAGTGATATTATATCACTTGGATCTATTGTTGTCCCATTTAGTGGAGGATTACTAGTATCAAATAATTTACTAATAAATACAAGAGGCACATAATCAAGAGATTGAACAAAAACATCTGTTGCTGCTTTGTCGTATAATTGAAAATTCAATTCTTTTGTTTTTATTTTAGCTTTTTCAATAACTTGTATCATATTTTAATATTTTTTTATTCAAAGGTATTTATTATTTTTATTTTGTTGTCATTTGTTACACTAACTTGCTTTAATATTGTAGGTTTTATTGATATTGGTAAATTAGCATCATTAAATAAATTCTTTTTGTTTCTATCTGTTTGAATAGAGTTTATTAATGCTTGTCTTGCCTTGTCTTGCTGAGTTGGTATCTCATCTGTTGTGTATAATTGTACCAAATCCTCATATTGACAAAAATATATATATTGTCCTTCTTTGACAGAATACGGACTTATCAAATCATTTAGAATCATTAACTCTTCTACATAATCAGAAGATCCATATAGATGCTCAGATATTCTATCTAATCTCATTTCATATTCTCTAGGTACAATATATATTCTTTTGCCTATTGATAGATTATTGACTATGTTTTTTTGAAATATATCAAAAAGATTATTTTGATCAGAGTCTCTTTTTATTCTATAATTTCCGTTATTATCAAATGATAGTATTTTCATATTAATTATTATTTTAAGTTATGTTATCATTACTTTGAACTTTATCAACGAATCCATTAGCATTATCTTGTGCCCTAAGAGAGTCTAACCATTGAGTATTTTGCTCAGCAGTTCCTCTATAGTTTTGAATTCCTGCTTTTGCAGCCATTGCCTTTCTTTGTTTGTATGTGTACCAATTTCCATCCTTACTGTGCATATAATTTTCTATTGATGGGTCTAATACCGAAGTGTTACCAGGCATATTAGTATCTGGTGTTACAACTATTTCTGGTAGACTACCTCCATCATATATTTTATCAGCCTCTGGCTTGACTTCTCCTTGATATTGAATTGGAGTTGTTGGAATTGATGAATATTCTCTTCTGTATGTATTATTAAACATTCTCATTAATTCTTGTTTACCTAATGATCTAGAAAATTCGCATTGAAATTTTGCAGTTAATCTTTGAGGCATATCATTGAATCCCATTTCATTGCTTGTTTCAACTGAACATGTTTTTACTATTATGTGACTTGTATTTAACCAAGGGGAATATGGATTTCCTATTGTTAAATGCCAAGGCGCAGCACTATCTTGACCTCCAGTCATCAATTCTATTGACCCTCTAAGTTCAAATCTGTGAATTGCAACAGTACTAGTTAATATTGTTTGAATTATTTTTAATCCTTCTCCAACAATTTTAGTCAATAACGAAGATGCTGCAACTTTAGCTGTTGCACTATTAGTCTCGACACTTTGTTTTGCTGCAGATAATGGATCTGTTTTTCCTTCATTGTCTATTTTTTTAATTGCTTCAACATCATCATTATATTTTTTGTCCCATTTTAAATAGTCTGGAGTACCTTTCTTATATTTGTTTCTATTCGAAGATGCATTATCTTTCCATCCTACATATTTTGCTCGATTTTCTTGACTTTTTTTTGTGGCTGCTTCATTTTCTGCTTGAGTTTTTTTATCTTTTGTCGATTCTGTTGTTAATAAAGTTTTTGCTGCCACTGTTGCTTCTGTTGTGAATTCTGTGAATAATGTTTTCAATGTTTCCCAAAAACTTTCTGTTATTGTCACTACTAAATCCCACCATTCACTTAAATTATTTCCTCTTTTATCTACAGCACCTTTTGCCTTTTGCATTATTTTTGATGAATCGCTCCAATAGAATGACATATTTGATGTGCCCATTGCATATATATTATCTAATATATCTAACATTGCTGAACCTGGATCAACTTCACCTACCAATTTTTGCTCATATACAGTAATTAGCTCAAAACTGAAAGATGATTTTATGTTTTGTGTTTCTGGGTCTCTGAAAGGTCCTTCTTTTAATACATTAGGATCCCCTATTGGTATATTATTAAGTCCCCAATAATTTGGTGAGCCATTATCAGCCTCCTCATTCACTCCTGCTCCTGTCAATCCCATTTTTTTGTATATCTCAAATAACATTCCTTGAGCAAAACTTGGTATAGGTATAATGTTAGCGATATCAACTTTTGTTACTTTTTTAACAATGTCCGCTATTTTTTCATCAAATCTTTTGTTTGTAATTCCCCAAGTTTCATTGAAATTTATGGTTCCAAAATTATCATCTTGCTTAATCCATCCAATTATAGTAGATACTGGTTCAGCGTTCATAAGTCCCAAATTTTCAGGTACAAAAACTCCTTCTGGATATCTTCTAAGAATAGCCATTCTATTAATAGGATATACTCCTAAATCACGTAGATAAGCAAAATATGATGGTTTCAATCTTAATCCTGCTCCTGGTTTAGGTGCAAGTGTATTAAATGTAGGATCTTTTAATATTTTAACATAAGGATTTATACTATTATTTTCATTATTATATATATTCTCCTGTGTATATGCTTTTATTTTATTGGTTCCTGCAACAAGAACACTTTTATCATTCTTTTTATATACCGTATATTTAGAATTAAAAATGCTATGAGTATTTCCAACACTTGTATTATTTAACTGCTGTGTGATTGAATTTCTATTTGTTTCACTGTCAAATAAAAAATCCATTTCAGAATAATGCGCCATTTTTATTTATATAATTTATCTTATATATAAAAAAAACTTCTGCTGAATATTAATAATCTCTAATTATTTGAATTGAGTCAAATAAAGAAATGCTTGATAGTAAATCATCAAATAGTTTTTGATTGTCTTTGAAATCTTCATAAAAAAATAATAAGTTAAAATTTATTTTTCCTATTAAATTTTCTTTTATTTGAAATATATCATCAATTTCTAATGTATTAATTTTGTGTAAATTTGGTATATAATATACATCTTTATTTTTTCTTATTGTTTGAGATATCTTAGTATAAATTATAAGATTAAAATATTCTTTCCATTCGTTTACATCCTCTAAACCATGATCATCCAATTGTTGTCTGATATCTATTATAGTTTTGTTACGAATTTTATTTATTTTTATATATTTATCAAGTTTTTTTCGGTTTTTCACGAACACTATGTAGAATTCCATAAATCTTATAATATTAATTTTGAATTATATATATTTTTGAATAGGTTCGATTCAAAAATAATATACTAATATATTTAAAACTTTTGTCGATTTTGTGTATAAAATTAATACATATATTAGTATTTAAACTAATTATACAACGTATGTAATTATATCAATCTTATTTGTGAAACTAATAATATTATGAAAACTTTTTATGTACTGTTTCATATAATATCTGATTGTTATAATAAAAAATAATTAAATTAAAGATGGCAAAAAAAACCACACAAACTTCACAAAAAAATAGTTTTAATTTTTCTAACATTTCTGGATTGATAGATACTATGTCAAAAAAAGAGATTATATCAATTGAGGATTTTGAAAAGGAAAAAAGTTTTATTTCAACTGGTGTTTATATTTTAGATGCTCTTTTATCTAAAAGTATTTTACATGGTGGAATATCTAATAATAGAATAACTCTTTTGGCTGGACCAAAGCAAACAGGTAAATCTTTTCTTTCTCTTAACATTGCTAGAAATGCGCAAAAAATAGGATATAATATTGTATGGATTGATACTGAGTTTTCTATTGAAAAATCTGATTTCGATATGTATGGTATTGATACATCTGATTCAAATAAATTTATGTTAATTAGAACTAATATTGTTGAAAAAATCAAAATGTTTATGACATCAATGTTAGATGATATGACAAAACTTAAGGAAAAAGGAATGGATGTTTCAAAAACAATTTTCTTTTTAGATTCAATTGGTATGTTATCTTCAGAAAAAGAAAAAGCTGATACTCTTAAATTAGATATTAAACAAGATATGACACGTGCAAAACAAATCAAATCTCTTGTTAGACTTATCACAAATGATTTAGGTTTTTTAGGAATTCCATTGGTAGCAACTAATCACGTTTATTTAACTCAAGATATGTTTCCTCAAACAATCATGTCAGGTGGAGAAGGTTTATATTATGCTGCTAGTAGTATTGTATTTTTAAGTGATGCAAAGTTGAAAACTGGTGAAGAAGATGAGATGGATCTTGGTCGTTCTGGCTCTGTGATTACAGCAAAAGCCGGAAAAAATAGATTGGCTAAACCAAAAAAGGTTAAATTTGAAATTGATCACACAAAAGGTATTAATCCATTTAAAGGATTGGATTTGTTTTGTACTCCTGAAAATTTCAGTAAGATTGGTATAGCAAAAGTTAAACCAGTATTAAATAAAGAAACAGGCGAAATAACTTATCAGCCAACAAATAGATGGTATGTTAAACATTTGGATAAATCAGTTGCCGCAACACAATTATTCAATAGAAAAGTATTTACTCAAGAAGTATTAGAAAAAATGGATCCAATTATTTTTGATTATTTCAAATATCCTTCATATGAAGAATGTATGAAAGAATTAGAAGAAATTGATGAAAGATTGAATGAAATTGAAGATAAAGATATGCTAACTTCAGAAGAATTTGATCTTGATTCTGATGATAAATTATTTGTTTAAATACAAATAATAATTAAATAATAGATAATAAATAAACAATAATACAATTTTTATATAATACTTTTATATGGCAGATACAACAAACACAAACATGGAAAAACATTACTTTGTTCACATATTGGACAATCCTGACCAATTTTCCAAAGTAGATCCTTTTTTCTTTAGAAATTCTGATATACAATTTATTTACACTGTAATAAGAGAAGAATATATTAAAAGTGAAAGTCATACTGTACCAAGTTCTCAACAAATTTATTCAATGGTTAAACTTGCTGATTCTGATAACAAAATAAATGATAAAGTTATAAAATTACTTCTTCAATCTGATAACAGTGATTTCAGTCCTGAATGGTTACTTCCTATGTTTAAAGGATGGAAAATTCAAAACCAATTAAAAGGTGACGTACTAAAAAGTATTGATATGGTTAGAGGAATTGAAGAAGTTAATTATGATAATGCTCTTGAAATAGCTCAAAAAATGAAAGGCATGTTTTCAAATGTACTTATGGTAGATGATGATGATAATGATTTAGGTTCAGATTTTGATGATCCTGAATCTCATAAACAAATGATTTCAAAGAATTGTATTCCATCAGGTTGGCCAAGTATAGATAATATATTAGGTGGAGGATGGAGTAAATCTACATTTAATGTTATAATGGGAGAAACCAATGTTGGAAAATCAATGTGGCTACATAATATAGCAACTAACGCAGCAAATGCTGGAGCTAATGTTCTACTTATTACATTAGAAATGGCAACAAGGAAAGTAATGAAAAGGTTAGGTTCAATGAGGCTTAAAATAAATGTAGATGAATATGATGAGAAATCAAAAGATTCAACTTATATGAAGCACAAATTGAACAATATCAAATCACAATCAACAGTTGGTGGATTATTTGATTCACAACCTGGTAAAATATATGTAAAAAAATATAATACTAGTGATTGTACTGTTACTGATATTGACAATTATATTAAAAAATTTGAAGAAGTTAAAAGAATTAAAGTTGGGATGGTAATTGTAGATTATATAAATATTATGTCAATTGAAAAAGGATTTGATATCTCAAATATGTTATATTTAAAAGGTAAACATTTAGCTGAAGGATTAAGACGAATTGCTGATAAATATGAATGTGCAGTTATAACAGCAACTCAAACAGATAAAAGTGTTTGGGGTGCATCAGATATTAATCTTGCTGCTATTCCTGAAAGTAAGGCAATTGCAGATACCGCTGATTCTGTTTGGGGTATTATTAGGAATCCAGAAATGAAAAGAAATAATATTTATAGGCTTAAAATATTAAAATTGAGAGATGGAGAACATCATGAAGAACAAGTAAGATTTGATTTTAATACAAATTTTTTAACTATGGAAAATGATGCTTTAATCGGAGTTAAATAAAACTAATAATATTAATAATAAATGAAAAATAATGAAGAAATTGATGATTATTTAAATGATGATTTAAATAATGAATCAGAAGAAATAGAAGAACTAGAAGATGATCTGAATCTATTAGATGAAAATTTAGATATTTCGTCAGATGATGATAGTTCAGTTACTGATGATACATCTATTGAAGAAGAAGAAGAAGATGAAGAAGATGAAATAGATATTATGGTTAAATTTAATACTAATAATCATAAACTTGAAGGTAAACATGCGTTATCAAGAGATACTATATTTAAAGGTAAAGTAGAAGATAGTGGTGATCAGCAAGAATATGATTATAATATTAATCAGCAAGAAGATTTTAATCTGAATGATGGATTGCCAATAGAAGCAGGATCATCTTATGAATTTGAAAGTAAACACTATGAAGATTACATAGATAGATTAAATCTTCAAAGAGATATTTATGATTTGCTAAGTGATAAAACAGATTTAGATTTTTCCTCAAATAGAAGAAAACCAAACAAACAGGCATTTAATGACTATTATAGAATGTTATTGAATAATATCGGAAAAGAATATAGTAAGTCTGAAATATTCGTTGAATTATCTTATTATTTCACTGATAATATATTTAACATGTTTAAGTTGTTAGACAAAGAATATGCAACACACATAATAGTAGAACTAAAACAACGTGGGTATTTAACAAGCCTAAATAATATAAATTTTATATAATAAAAACAAAAAATAGAAATAACATGAATTTTAAAAGGGAAGACGCATTTGATGCATCATTAAAATATTTCAAAGGTGATACATTAGCCTCTGATGTTTGGGTAAATAAGTATGCGTTAAAAGATACAGTTGATAATGATACTGTTTATTATGAATTGACACCTGATGATATGCACAGAAGACTCTCAAAAGAGTTACATAGAATAGAACTAAAATATAAAAATCCATTATCTGAAGATTTTATATTTGATTTAATAAAAGATTTTAAATATATTATACCACAAGGTTCTCCAATGTCAGGAATTGGTAATGATAATCAAGTTGTGTCGATATCAAATTGCTTTGTTATTGGAAATCCTGCTGATTCTTACGGATCAATTATGCAAGTTGATGAAGAACAAATACAATTAATGAAAAGACGTGGAGGAGTTGGACATGATCTTTCTCATATTAGGCCAGCAGGAATGCCAGTAAAAAATTCCGCTTTGACTTCTACTGGACTGGTTCCATTTATGAGTAGATATTCAAATTCCACAAATGAAGTTGCACAAGGAGGAAGACGAGGTGCATTGATGTTATCGTGTTCTGTTCTTCATCCTGATTCAGAAGCATTTATAGATGCTAAATTGGAACAAGGAAAAGTTACTGGAGCAAATATATCAATTAAATTGACAGATGAATTTATGACAGCATCAATAAATTCTGGTATGTTTACTCAATTGTTTCCAATTGATTCAAAAAATCCAATAATTACAAAACAAATAGATGCAAATAAACTTTGGAAGAAAATTATTCACAATGCATGGAAATCAGCAGAACCTGGTATTTTATTCTGGGATACTGTTATGAGAGAATCTGTTCCAGATTGTTATCAACAACATGGATTTAAAACAGTTTCAACAAATCCTTGTGGAGAAATAACTTTGTGTCCATATGATAGTTGTAGATTACTTGCTATTAATCTATATAGTTATGTGGTAAATCCTTTTACTCCAGAAGCATATTTTGATTGGGATTTATTTAACGAACATACCATTTATGCAGAAAGATTTATGGATGATATTGTTGATTTGGAACTAGAAAAAATTGATAAAATTTTAGAAAAAATTGAAATTGATCCAGAAACTGATCATACTAAAAGAGTAGAAAGAGAAACTTGGATTAAAATTCAAAATATGACTATTAAAGGTCGTAGAACAGGATTAGGAGTGACAGCAGAAGGAGATATGCTAGCTGCACTTGGATTGATTTATGGTACATCAGATGCAACAGATTTTTCAACAGAAGTTCATAAAAAATTAGCTATAGGAGCATATAAATCATCTTCTATAATGGCAAAAGAAAGAGGGGCTTTTCCAATCTACGATTATGATAGTGAGATTAATAATCCATTCATTCAAAGATTGAAAGATGTTGATCCTGAATTAGATTCAATGCTTAAAGAATATGGTAGAAGAAATATCGCACTGCTCACGATTGCACCAACAGGCTCAGTTTCAATCTTGACTCAAACTACATCAGGTATAGAGCCAGCATATAAAGTGTCATATAAGAGAAGAAGGAAGATAAACCCAAGTGATAAAAATGCTAGTGTAGACTTTATTGATGCAGAAGGACAAAAATGGGAAGAATATTATGTATTTCATAAGAAATTTGAAGTGTGGCTGGAAATTAATGGTTACGATGTAGCAAAAGTTAAATTGATGAAAGATTCAGAGTTGAAACCAATTATTGAAAAATCTCCATACAATAAAGCAACAGCTAATGATGTAAATTGGGTTGAAAAAGTTAAGATGCAAGGTAGTATTCAGAAATTTGTTGATCATTCTATTTCAGTTACAGTTAATCTACCAAATAATGTAACAGAAGAAATTGTATCAAAAGTTTATGAAACAGGATGGAGAAGTGGCTGTAAAGGTATCACAGTTTATCGTGATGGATCAAGAGAAGGTGTTATTATGTCAAATGAAGGTACTACTAAAAATGTAGTATCAGAATCCGGAGAAAATAATGCAAGAAAACGTCCAAAAAAATTAGAATGCGATGTTGTTAGATTCACAAATAAAGGTGAAAAATGGATTGGATTCTTAGGATTGGACGTAGATGATAAAAGTGAAAAATATCCATACGAATTATTTACTGGTGTAGCTGAAGCATTTCTTATTCCTATTAGTGTCGAAAAAGGAGAGATTGTTAGAATTAAATTAGAGTCAAAAAATGGTGAAGAAGGTAAAAGTAGATATGACTTTGTTTATAAAGATAAAGATGGATATAATGTAACTATGGAAGGCTTGAACAGAGCATTTAATAGAGAATTATGGAATACAAGTAAATTATTATCTGCTTTCTTGAGACATAGAATTCACTTACCAAGTGTCATTCACCTTATTGATACATTAGAAATGACAGATAATGCTGCATTTGGAACATGGAAGAGTGGAGTAAAAAGAATTATTAAGAAATATATCAATTCTGCAATTATTGGAGAAAAATGTCCTAATTGTGGAGCAACAGGAGATGATTTAGTATATGAAAATGGTTGCAAAACATGTAAGGCTTGTGGATGGTCAAAATGTGAATAGTTGATAATCAAATAGTTAAGAATAACTTCACATAAATAATATTTGTGTGAAGTTATTTTTAAAATTTGATAATAAAATAAAATAATAAAAATGAAAAATAATAAAACATTAGCAATTGTTCTTTCTCATGCTGATACAATATTTAGAAAGGAACTTCTTAAAAAATGTGTAGAATCTATTGATTATGATGTTCTTATATCATCTAATTATCCAATTGATTCTGATATTCAACTAATGTGTAAATATTCTTTATATGATAGTAATAATCCATTATTGTATAAAGAAGATTATGGTAAGTATAATATTACTTATTATTACTGGTGTTTGGATGATAATGGAGAGAGAATCTATAAGTTATTCGATTATGAACATGGTTTTGCAGCATATACTCTAATTAATAATGGAATGAGATTTGCTAAAGATAGAGGTTATGAAAATGTTCATATTATAAATTATGATTATCAAATAAGCAATGAAGAGTTAATCGATAACGAAAATATATTAGATTCTGAGTTACATACTGATGCTATATTTTATGAGTATTATGATAGAGGATTTGATACTCCTGCTTATTGTACTGGATTTTTTTCTGGTAGAGTGAATGTACTAAAATATTTTTTTTGTAAGTATAATAGTCAGGATGAATACTATACATCGTGTAAAGATAAATATATGTTAGAAGATATTACTTATAATTATTTTAATAATTCAATTTATGTTGATCATATAAAATGCAAATCATTTGATGATTTAAGTAATACAGAAAAAACAAATCAAGAGGGTGTTTTAGAGTTTTCTAAATCATAAAGATATAAAAAAGCTACTAATTAAATTAGTAGCTTTTTTGTGTTTAATAATAATGTTTATTATTATTTTTTGTTATCTTCATCATCATCAACATGTTTGAAGATAGTGTCTCTGAATTTATTAAACCTCTTATCTGCTAAGAACTTTTCAGTAGTTTTGTTAGGTTTAGAATCTTCAGATAATGTATATTCAGTATCAAGAACATGAAGTAAATAACCAATAACTTCATCATCTGAAATTGTACCAAGGAATTTAACAAGATTTTCAAGTTGTTTAGGTTTCAATACTGAAACACTACGTTCCTTCATGTTTGCAAGAAGTTCAGATTTCTTATCACGATTGAAGTTTTTTACATCTTCAAGAATGTCGTCAAAACGATCAAGAACATCATCAAGTGTAATTTTAAGAGTATCTTCACAATATCTGATAAATGGTGCGTTTGATGCTCCAATATAACCATGTCCAATTTCTTTTACTTCACTGATCCAAGTACGGATATTTGGAAATTTCTTAATCATTACTGCATTTCCTTCACTGTCTTTGATTGTAGTTCCATCAATACCAGTTTTTTCGATCCATTCACCATGATTTTCAAAAATGTAATCACTTAAAAATGTCCAAGAACGAGGAGTTGCATAAGCTTTGCTCGTTTTGTTGGTTGTGTTCCTTTGATCAGGTTTCTTGTAATAATGTTCAGTGTGAGTTTTCAAAAATTGAACGATTACTGGTGCTACATTTTTATTAGCATATTGATCAACCCATTCAGGAAATGGCATTGTGTGTTCAATGTGAATTAAACGATTGTTCAGAGCTTGGTCAAATTCTTCTACATCTGTACCATCTTCTTCACCAAGATTACCAGAAGAACACATAAGAACATTTGAATTGAATGCGAAAAATGCTCCAATTTCTCTTTCAAGTAAAATTTGAAGAGCTGCATTTCGTACTGCAAGAGTGGAACGGTTCAATTCTTCAAAGTGAATAATTGTAGGTTTGTCATTAGCCTTATATGCCCACTTAGGTGCAACGTGAGCCAACATCCTTTGAGATACTCCATCAATTGTTTCTTCATCTAATGATGGATATAAACCAACATCTGTTTCATCAATCATTGATAACCGAATATCAAAATATTGATAACCAATTTTTCCAGCAATGGATCTCATGATTGCTGATTTCGCGTATCCAGGAGCAGATGTTATAAATAGAACTCCACTTTTGGAATTCATCATCTTAAAATACTTTTTTTCTCTATCTGATAGAGCTTCGTAGCCTTCTGGAAATCTTTTTGCTGACGTCATTGTCACACCTTTACTCAAGTTTTTTTCTGACATAATTAATTCAATTTACTGTTTTATTAATGTTTTGTTTAATTGATATTTTATATTTTTAATACACTGCAAAGATACTACTTATTATTGATATAAAAAAATATTATTGTATTTTTTTATAGAATACTTTCATATTCATCATTGTCAATATCTTCTTCATTTATTTTTGTTGTTAATGATTCTATCTCATTATTACTATCATCAGATTGTTCTTCTGTCGTATCATTTGATTTAAATGCATTAAGTGGATTTTCTAATAATTCATTTACTTCTTCTTTATTTTCAGAACTTTCAGAGTCAGATAATGTTTTTAAAAATTCTTTAGTTTTTGCTTCTTTTGCTTCTTTAAAAATAGGAACTAAATAGTCAATTACATATTCAAATTTTTCTGTTTCATTCTTAAATTCCCAATCTTTTATTGATGTTAAGTTAATGTCATATAATATTGACAATATTTCATAATCTGGTAATATGTTTGGAACGATATCACCATTTTCAATTTTTACTACATTTTCAGTTTCAATCATAGTATCTTGAAATCTTAATGTTGCAGTATATGAATAATCATTATTATCTGTTAAATATACTTCAATTCTATCTTTTTCAATAGATAATACATCAATCCTACAAACATATGGTATTTCATTTATTTTTATCCATGTTTCAGGATTTACTAAATTTCCAATTATTTTTTGAAATTCAATATCAAATAAAAAATCATGTTTTTCGTATTCTATTACTCCTTCAAAATACTCTTTTAAAAGATTAATTAAGTCATTTTGATATACTTTCAATGCATCTTCTCTGCTTTTAGTTTTACTCTCTATTTGCTTAGCGTATTCATCCCACAACTCTTTCTGATGAACAATATGTTCTTTTTGTTTAGCTTCTTGATAAGCTTCAGGATCTTTCTTATATAAAAGTGAATCAGTTACTTCTAATATTCTATATTCATCTTTTATACTATCAATGAAAATTGAAAAATCTGAATTTTTAGACATTTTAATATCTAATTTGCCTGATAATTCATTTATATCACTTTCATCAGTAAAATAAATTGATGGTGCAAATTTTTCAATTTTAACTGAGCATTGATTGACTAATTCTTCTGCTATTTTTAATGTAGAAAATTCTAATGTTTCTAAATTTAATTCTTTTCCATTTCTAATCATATAAATCAGATTACCATTTGGCTCAGTTGTAGGTACAATGTGATAATTATACTCTACATCATCTGAAAATAATGATAATAATCTTTCTTTATTTGTCATACTATTTTATATTTTTTTGTTTTTTATTGAGTAATAAACTGAATAAGGAAAAATTAAAAAATTTGTAATAAAAGTAATAAATAAATTTATAAAATTTCTACCTAATCTTCCCATTTTACTGGTTCTAAATGAACAATAAATAGCCCATAATAATGCTAATATCAAATATGCTATTATATAAATCATGTTTGTTTTTTGTATTACAAAAGTAATAAAAATAATTGATATACCAAAAGAAATTTAAATTATTTTCAAAAAAGATAAACTTTTATCTTTTTTGATACTGTTATATTTATATATAGATTATGAAGAAATTGAAAAATATGAAAATAGACGAAAATTTGCACACTGAGTTAAAAACTTATGCAAAAGAAAATTCACTCAAATTAAATGATTGGGTTGAAAAAATAATTAAAAAAGAATTTGAAAAAATAAAATCTAAAAATGATAATTGAAGAAAAAATATTAATTATTATAAATTCTAAGAATTTTAATCATTTTAAAAATTGTGGTTATGATGTTAAAGTAGGTTATCAAATTGAAGTTTTGACTACACAATTATCTGATAATAGTAATTATGAAATTATAGCAAAATGTGATGATTGCGGATTTGAAAATAAAATAAAAATGAGATCATACACAAAATCTTTAACCCATCACAATTATTATTGTTGTAAAAAATGTTCAATGAATAAGAATATAAAAACTAATAAAGAAAAATATGGAGTGGAACATACATTTCAGTCTATTGAAATGAGAGAAAAAAGATATAAAAATAATATTGAAAAATATGGATATGGCTGTACTTTTCAAGTAGAAAAATTTAAAAATAAAATTAAAGAAACAAATTTAATAAAATATGGTTTTGATAGAGCAAGTAAAAATGATGAAGTTATTGATAAGATGAAAAATACAAGAATAAAATTAGGTATTCAATTACCTGATTATATGATATCTGATTTTGTGCTATATAAAAGGAAAGTTAATAGAATAACTAAAAAAAATAAGAAATTGTTATTATTGAAATGGAATGGTTTAGATTATTATGATAATGAATATATAAAAAATAATTTTTCACTTGATGGACACAACGTTAATTATCCTTCTATTGATCATAAAATATCTATTTGGTACGGATTTAAAAAAGAAATATCACCTGATATAATAGGTGATATTTCTAATTTATGTATAACTAAAAATTATATAAATTCTACTAAAAATATTAAAATAGAAACTCAATTTAATATTTAATCTTGTTTTCCAATATTTACAATCTGTTTTACTTTACCATTATCATATGATATAGGACATTTTTCTGCAGTTGATAATATTAAAGTTCGTGTTTTTACTTTTTTGAAATCCAAACTATCAGTATAACCGTCAGTCAAAATTACAGTGTTAAATGTACTTAGTTTGTTGTGAGGATCAGCAATATAGTCAATTCCTGGATTTAAAGTTGTGCCACCGAGCCCAGATATCTTCATTTTTTCAATTTCTTTTTTATCTTTAATGTGAAGAACCTTTTGAATTTGAGCATCACACTGAATTAAATTAATTTGTATATCGTTCTGAAAGATGTAAGATAGAACTTTTTCAAATTCTCCTGACATTGAGCCACTTGTATCAAGAAGAACATTAATTTCGTTCTTGAATTTCTTGTGCCCCTTCATTCCTGGTATTCCTTTACGATTAGGACGTACAATTGTCTTTTCTTTTCTTGCACCAAAAACTTGGCTACTCATTGCTCTCTTAATCTCTTTTAAATAATCTTTTTTAGATTTTCTAAGTTTATTAAGAATGGCGTCAACATCTCCTGATTCCAAACCACGATTTTTAAGTCTTGTCATGATACCTTCAACGATTTCTCTTTTTAATTCTTGAGGAATATCATCTCCTAAGTGCGCATCAAGAGTATTTTGTTCTTGACGTTCTTCTCCTTCAAAGATTGTTTCAAGAGAGTAGCATTCTGCATCATTCTTGCCATATTTACCATATCTATCTTTACCAGATGTATCCGTTTTTCCTTGACGAGATTGATTGTTGTTGTGCTCATGTCCACAATTTGGACATTTTTTGCCATCTCCTTGAGTACCATCACCTTGACCTTCACCTTGACCTTCGCCTTGTCCTTCACCTTGTCCTTCACCCTGTCCTTCACCTTGATCACCATCACCTTGTCCTTCACCTTGACCTTTTTCTTTTTTTTCTGATTTTTTGCCCTTTCCATCTTGATTTCCATCTCCATCTTTTGGCTCTCCATTATCATTTGGTGTCATAGGTGATCCACATTTTGGACACTTGTTGGCTTGGCTTTGCATTTTCTGAATATTTTCTTTATTCTTTTCTTGCCACTCTCTTTTTTTTGTAACATACCATTCATACAAATCTTCAAATATTTGTTCTCCTTTGTACTCTTTTGGTACCATAAGAGCACTATTATTTCCTAATTCATCTCTTGGTATTCCAATGAAAGGTTTAGAACCTGTTCCAAGTCCTTGTTTTTTCATTATTTCATCATAGATTATCTGATTGATGATCATATCCTGTACAACATTAGCATCTTTTAAATTGTAACCTACACTTCTTTTGATATGATCAAAAAGAATGTGAAATTCTTCGTGTATCAAAAGAAAGTTTATTTCTGGCTGAGGTAATGAATCAATGAATTTTCTATCCCAATAAAAATTCATACCAGATGATGTGACATTCACACCTGCTGTAGGAATATAAGGATTATTTTTACTTTCAAAGAAATTGATGAACAAAGCAAACTCACCATAGTATGGTAAATTACCAGTTGCCATCATAGCTACGACTGCTTCAGTAAGCTTTTCGTGCATTTGATCAGGAATTACGAATTTATAAAAATCTGTCATATTTTTTAATTATTTATTTATTTGATATACAAAAGTAATACATTTTTTTCTAATAACCTATTCTTTACCTCTATTTTTTAAAAAAAGCAAGAAAAAAACTATAAAAATGAATAGAGGTACAAAAATAGCAGAATTTGCTTTTATTGTTTTTTTTAATCCATACACACGAACTTCATCTGTTATGATTGAAACTCCTTTTCCTCCTTCATTAAGAGTTTCAACTATTAGTTTTTTTTGTTCTGTTATGTCTTTGACAACTTGCTTTGGATCAAGTTCTTTTTCCTCTGATGATACATTAGAATATGAAAACAAAGGAATTAATAATATTAATATAATAAATAATTTTTTCATATTTATATTTTTTCAGTGTGTGTTTGTAAATTTGAACAATTTTTATTATATCCTATTTTACAATTTTGACAACCGTTTAATTGCTCCTTATAATACTTACAATTAGTATATCCTTTTTCACAACCTACAATTTTTGTGATTATGTGGATATCTGCATCAAATTCTGTTTTAAAATGCTTGATATCATTTTCTGTTTCGACCTTCCAAAATGATGTAAATCCACTTTTGAATTTTATATAATCTCCATTGGTTTCGTATCCTGATTTTGTTTTCATATTAATAAGTACGAATTTGTCGTTTATTTTTCCAATATAGCATTGTTAAATATCCACCAATCAATCCTCCTAAATGTCCAAAATGTGCTATTCCAAATCCTAAATTTGAATTAATTATTGATAATATGCCAAATATTAAAGAAAATGCTGCAAATCCATATATAAAATTCTTTATTTTCATTGGAATAACAAAGAATAAAAGAACTTCAGATTCTGGTGCTAAAAATAAAAGTGCAGCCATTACACCAGCAATTGCGCCAGATGCTCCAACAGCAGGTGATGGACTAATTAGCATACATAATAGACTAGATGCAATACCACTTATGAAATATAACAATAAGAATTTTTTGCTGCTAATTGATTTATCTATAAAATTACCTGCAAACCATAATGCAAGCATGTTTCCAATTAAATGAATAAAACTACCATGAAGAAACATGGATGTTATGATTTGATATGGTTGAAAATTTTGATCTGAAATATTATAAATTGCACCAATGTCAATTAATGAAGGCATAAAAAAAGAAGTAACTATAAATATAACAGTATTTATAATTATTAGATACTTTACTGCATCTGTAGAATAACCAATTGATGTAAATTTGTAGGCTGTTTCTTTTCTCTTTTGAGTTTTTTTAATCTTGAATTTATAATCTCTAAATTCAGGAGTATCAAGAAGTTCTCTAATAGATTTCATCTTTGGTGAAAAATTGTTACCATTTGGATCAGTCATAATTTTTTTTTTATTAAAATTTATTTTTAAATTGAGTTACAAAGATAATATTATTTTTTGAATAATTTATTATAAATATAACAAGATTTTAAATTAATATTTTAAAAATAACTTAAATTGCTGATTATTAGATTAGTCTTCCCTTTCTATTTTTGTTGAAAATTTGTACATCTTGCTGATTTCAATGTGATGCTTTATTTCTCTCCATCTAGTTGTTAGATTTTTAGTATCATCAGATATGTTGTGATCCTGTATTAAATAATCAATCCATAGTTGTACGTCAATAAAATTTTTAAAATGAAGAAAGATGGCATATAAATACCATCTATTTCTCCATAATTTTATATACCATTTTGATGACTCATAAGACATTATATCATTTCTCACCTTCATTATAATCTATATCTTTGAATTTTTTTTCTACTTTTTTCCTGATTATTGTTCTTCCTTTTTTGATTTGAGATTTTATAGTAGATAGATTTATGTTTAATTCATCTGAAATTTCTTTATATTGCATACCTTCAATCTCTCTCATTATAAGAACTTTCTTATATTTTGAATCTTTTTCAGGTAGATTATATATTGCATCTTTTATGATTGTTGCTTTTTTTACAAAAACATTATATTCTTCAGTTGGTTTTTTACTATCATCATATGCTATAATGTTAGATAAGCTAAAATTTATTGCTAAATCTTTATCAATTGAATCAGTTGGTAATCTTTCACTGTCTTTGTGAACTTTTTTAACTATATTTTCTGCGATTTTATAAATCCAAGTGTTTAGTTGTGCTCCACCTTCATCAGGTCTTTTATAAGTTTCAATATTCAATAATGCTTGAATAAACGCATCTTCTACATGATCCTCTGCAATTCCAGAGTCTTTAGTGTATTTTGCGATATACCATATTAATTTAGGTTTGTGATTTTTATAAAATTCTTGAAAATTTATACCTGTACGCACTTCGAACTGTTTTTCAAGTTCATTATTTTTAGTTGATATCATAAAGTTTATGTTTGATTTATTGTATTCAAAATGTATTCATTTGTTTTAGAAAATACATTTATTTAACTATTTATTTTTTTTGTAATATATGATTCTATCATACAGACTAATATAAGTCATACTATGTTACATAGTTATGATTGAGTTGAGAAATTAATTCATTTTATGACACATTATAAATTATGTGCTGATAATTTTAATTTGTTCAACATTAGAATGATATATTCTATCTTTAACTGATTATTTTTAATAATAATCTAAATTTAAATATTATAATTCATTTTTTTCTTTTTCTTTTTCTTTTTCTTTTTTAGTTAATATTATTTTGGTTAATTATCTCATATCTTATACTATAATTTTTTTAAATATCATCACTTTTTGAAGTCAGCATTTCTATATTCAACTCACTTAACATCATATCATTTATATCTAAGATTCTGTTATTTTATTTCTGTTATTTATATCTAAAAATTACTTATTGAATTTTATTATTTTCAATGTAATTTCTTTTTGTTTTTCACTTATATAAAGGTAATAAAAAAATTGAATAAAACAAATTATATCATCTTTTATTTTGCATCTTTTTCTGACATTTTTCAAAAAATCTATTTAATATATATTGTAAGTGAATAAGTGAAATATTAACAATTAGTATTTTTTTACAATAAATATTTAATATATACATAAAAATAATTTTAAATTATGCCAATAAAAGACGCAGATTTCGGAAAATACAAAAGACCAGGTATTTTCTTTCAGGAAATAGATCAAAGTATTGTTCAACTTCCAGTGCAAAATGTTTTAATTAATTTAGTTCCTGGATTTTCAAAAAAAGGTCCATTCAATACTCCAATCTATGTAACAAATCCAACTGATTTCAGTACAATATTTGGAGATGATGATAGAAGATTAGAAAATAAAGGTTCTTTTTTTCATAAAACTGTTAAACAAATGTTAAAAAGTGGTCCAGTTTGGGCATTGAATCTGTTAGCCACAGATCCAAATAGAGATAAAGTAGACTGGCAATCTATAGGAGTTTCTGCCAGTAGCAACTCTCAAAATAGTGATGTTATAAGATCTGCTTATGAATCATTTTATAATAGACAAGATTTCTGGGAAAGAGATACTGATTCATTTTTGAATGTAGTAAAAGCAAATAACTTTGGAGTACAAGATACTGATAGACTTTTTCATATAACAAATATGGGAGATACTGAAATTAGTGTATTTATGTTTAAGTCATCTGTTACTGGATTTGATGTTACTGCAGAAGCTTGGTATGGTGATAGAACAAAAGTTCCTGCATACCTTGATTACAGGGATTGGATTTCAGATTACTTGGTATCCGTTGTAGTAGTTGCAGGTGATTGGTCTGATTATAAAACATTATCTAATGATAATACATTTAGTAAATATTTTGATAGAAATGGTTTAATTAAAACTCAAATATCAGCATTCCTAAATGAAAGTACTGTATCAATTCTTGCAAGTTATGATTGCTCATTGATTCCATATTTTAAAGATTTGAATAATAGAGATATGTACATTAAAAATATTATAAATAATAATACAGATAAAACTGGATTGTTCTGTACATATAATGAAGATGTTTTACTTGGAACTGATTTCAGAGTAAGTAGCCTTGATATTATAGGTGGTACAATTGTTGGAGAAGATGTTAATAGCGTAAATTTTATGTCATATAGTACAACTCTTAATGAGCAAATCATATATGCTCAAAAATATTTAGATTCTCCAAATAACGTTATAACTAACAATTTAGATAGTTATAATATAGATTTCATGACGAATGGAGCAAATGTTAGAACTGGAGTATATACAAATGGAATGACATTTGGAATTAAATGCGATACTACAATAGGAACTACATTAGATACTAGTTTTACTGTTTCTCCTAATTCATATTATGTCATAGGTGGAGAAATTATTACTGGTGTTACATTTTCAACTGTATCATCATCAAGTGTTCCATATGAATACGGATCAAGAGTAGATGTTATTTATCTTACTAATAATGTAGTAGATGTATTAGAAGGTATTGCATCACCTAACGTGACTGGTGCAGTTCTACCTGATTATTTATTTAGCTTAGATAATACAATAATTCTAGGATATGTACAAATTGTTAATTCTGGATCAAGTTTAACATTAACATACAATCCAATATCTGTAGATACTAATGGATATGTTTCATTTGGTACAAATTCAGGATATGAAACATTAATAAGTAATGGTTTTGATAATCAAAATTATATGAATATTGAATTTAAAGGAACATCAGGAAAAATTGGTGTTTATAATGATTATAATTCTCTTAGAGAATCTCAAGCATTTTATGAAATGTATGATAATATTACTACTAAGAGTGTTTTGATTCAGCAAAATAACGGTTCTTTTGTATCGGAATCTAAAGATCCAATATCTGCGGTAACTGCAACAGAAGCTACGTCAACACAAAATGCAAATATTAAAATATATATTAATAGTAATAATCCTAGCTTATGTCATTATAATAATTCTTTCTTAATGTATTATACAGACAATGAATTTTTGCTACATGACAGTACAACATTAACAACAAGATATGATGTTCTTGGTGATTCAAATACTACTGGTATAGTAGCAAAATATTCTCAATTTTATTTGGATTATTATAATGGTGTTATTAATAATTATGATTATTTTTATGTTAATAATAATAGTGGATTGACAAATAAAATATATTTAGAAATGTTTATAGATCAAAATGATATATTAACTGTTAATTTCTTATCATCAATTAATCCTTCAACTCCAACTTCTATTCCAAATGCTAACTGGATAGATGTGAATGAATATAATAGTAAATTAATTGTATTTTCAAATAGATCTAATTGGAAACAATCTGTTGAAATATTACAATGGTATGGTGATGACCTTACAGATTGTAGACAAATTGCAATTGATAAAAATAGATATTCAGAAATAACAATAGGTAATTTCTTAACTGCATATTATGATGAATCATATTGGGCTGCACCTAATGGAGAAGGTTATTTAGAAGGATCAGTTCCTAGAAAATTAACTAGAATTATAAATGTTAAAAATGATCCGACAAATGTTGATAGAAAAATAATGTATACTGATTCTCCTATAAAAATTGGATATTTCAATTTGAGTGGACAGACTCCATCATTACAGACATTCAGTTATTCAGAAATTGATGTTTATGTTGATGAATATAAAGCTTTGGTTTTATCTCCATTTAAAGTACATGCAGATTCTATACCTAATGGTACTGATGTTAGACAAAATTCAATTCTTGATATCGTTGGAATGGACACGAATCTTGGAAAAGCATTAGCTGATAAAAATAAAATCTCATGGAGATATTTAATAGATTCATTTGGTTTAGGACTTACTCCAATGTCAGGATATGGCTCAAAACAACAACTTGTTGATCTTTGTGGTTTGAAACTTAATTGCTTAGGATTTATAAGTATGCCAAGTGCTAAAATATTTAGAGAATCAAATAATCCATCATTTGTTAATGCTGATTATACCCTTAATTTAGATTTTGTTAAAGCAGGAGCTGATGATAGTAAGAATCCAGATTATTATTACCAATTTGCTCAAACTCATCAAGGTGTAGATGGTAGAAGTTGTGTTGGATATTTCTTTCCATATATAAGAATATATGATAATGGAATACCAAAATGGGTTCCACCTGCAGCTTATGCAGCTACAACTTATATGCAGAAATTTACATCTAATGTAGCAGGTATGACTCCTTGGACAATATGCGCTGGTATTACAAATGGTAGAGTTCAAACTATTACTAAAACTGAAATGGACTTTAATAATACAGATCTTGAATATTTACATGGCATGAATGCAAATCCTATTGTATATAAATTAAATAATGGATATTGTATTAATGATGAAGTAACTGCACAAGTGTTTCCATTCTCATCTCTTAGCTTCTTACATTCAAGAGAAGTTCTTATTGAACTTGAAAATAGAATGTATGATATGTTATTAGGTTATCAATGGCAATTTAATACCGCTGAAATCAGAGCAGAAATTAAATATAGAGCAGATAAAATTTGTAAAGATATGTTGGATAATAATGCATTATATGATTTCTGGAATGTTTGTGATGAAAGTAATAATACTGATTATGTTATTGATCTGCAAATGGGAGTTATTGATACTTATGTAGAACTTATAAAAGGAATGGGTATAATTGTAAATAATATTACAATAATGAAAAAAGGTGATATTAAATCAATGGGATTTCATTAATCAAATATAAATAACTAAAAAAAAGAGAGAAATTTAATTTCTCTCTTTTTTTATATTCTAAATTTTTCTGCACTTTTTGCTAATTCTAATTCCTCCTCCAATTTACCTTTTTTGTGATTATATAAAGTGAAAGTTTGTGATAAATTTATTTTTTTATCTGTCAACTGGTACCATCGTTTATTCATTTTAACTAATATATCATATTCATAAACATTTCTGTATTCAGAAACTAAATCAACATCTTCAATTCTACCAGTTTTGCTAATATTATCATATGTATAATTACCTTCATTGTCATAATTTTTAAAACATTGAAATGTTATTATATTATTTAATATCATTTCTTTAAGTAAATCAAAAAAATCAATATCATATGTTAAGCAATCATCCATTAATTTTTTAATTGATATTACTGTATTTTTTAAATCTTCAAAAGTTTTTATATATCTCATAATAATATATATAAAAAATAAATTTTAAATTTTAATATATAACAATATGAAGTATTTGAAAATTTATGAAGAATACAAATATTCTGATATTAAAATAGGAAATTATGTTGTACTAAATATAAAAAAAAATGATATTTGGAACGGAAGCTCTGATGCTAAAAAAAATAAAATAGTAGAATTTACTAATAATACAATAGGAGAAATTGTTGATATAAATAAAGGTTATTATGAGTTAGAGATAGAAGTTAAATATACTAATATTCCATTTGATATTAAATTTTATTTCGATAAAGATAATTCGATTATTGTTGGTACAAAAGAAATTCTTGACTTATCAGAAGAAAAACAGGATTTGATTGATAGATATAAATTAAGACAAAATGTGAATAAATTTAATATATAATATATGAAATTGAAAAGATTTAATGAAAGTGTTGATGAAGATAGTACATATATAGATATACTATATGATAAAATTAAAACTGATAATAAAATAATTAATGGATTTGAGTTTTATGTGGATTATGGTTCAGGTGCTTTTACATGGGGTAATCATGATTTTTATGTATATGCTACTCCATATTGGGAAGATGAACAATTCCTTCCGATTTCAGTTTCAAATTTTGATGGAGATGAGATTTATGATAGACAAATAAAATTGAAAGTTCTGAATTCTAAAAAATCTGTTGATAATTTTATAAATTACTATTATGAAATAATAAATTCATTAACTTTAGATTTGAATAAAATATCAGAATTATATGAAGTTATTCCAATACTAACAAATAAATATAATAGAATAAAAATTGATAATTTGACTATAACATCGATTGAAGATATAAAAGAAAGTAATTTTGATGAGGTAATTAAAATATATGATTTTTTAATTGAAAAATATCCTGAATTATTTTTAACATCAAAATATAACATATAAAAAACCTATTATATATAAATATTTTTTTTCGGTTTTTTAGTATTTTTATGAAAAACTATGTATATAAGCACCTATTTAGGTAAAATAAAATATTAGTTGGTTTTTTTCATTACAGTGTGTTAAATTTAATATATAGATAGAATATTAATATATTTATAAAAAATAATCTAATAAAAAATGGGATTAGCACACTTTACAACAGTGGATACGGCAAGAGAAAAATGGGAACCTATTCACAAAAATTTATACGAAGTAACAATTATTTTACCAACTGTTCTTCAATCTTTACATCCAAATGCAACTCACCTTCTTTTGGAAAATACTAAATCAGCAAAATTCCCAACTTATCCTGATTTATCAACTGGTGTTCAAAGATTTAAATACTCTACAAGAGCGTTTATTATGATGCCAGAAAAAACACATATAGATGATCTGTCTATTGTATTTAATCTTAACCAAAATGATGACTATCAAATTTTTTGCTTCAAAATTCTAAAAGATTGGTACGATTTAGGTTGGAATAATGAAACTGGCACCCTTCATTATAAGAAAAATCTAGTAGGCGATATTATTATCCACGCACATGATAAAGAAGGTAAAGTTATTCGTAGAGTAACATATCATAACGTTATGATGAAAAGTTTTACAGGATTTGAAGAACTAAGCTGGGATAGCTCAACCGATATCTTTGATTTGACTGCAAACTTCGTAGCAGATTATTGGGAAGATTTTTATTATTAAGTCCTTAAAAATCAATAACTTATAACTTAAATATAGATAGTTTAAATTATTGAGAAGAAAAATTAAACAAAACCTGATTATTTTTAATAAAAAAAGAATCCATTAGGATTCTTTTTTTATTTCAATGTTGTCATTGTCATTATCAATATTAGATTTAGGTTTTCTGTCACACATTATAATTAATACTATTGCTACAAGAATATCTAGCCATATTACATCATTTGGACTTACACCTGACATTCCGCATATTGCTCCAATGATGAATGCTACACTAATTGGAATTAGAGAATACCATTTCCATCCTTTTCTCCATGCTACTATTGTTAGAATAATTTCTATTATGCCCATATTTATTTTTATTTTGGTATATAGGAATATATTTTTAAAGTTTATAAAAATTATAAAATTTAGCATTCAAAATTATCATATAAGAAATCGATCCAAGTATTTGTTGATTTTTTATTATAATTTTTAAGAGATATAAGATTTTTTCTAATATATTTCTCTTTATTTTTCAGAACTTTATTCATTTGAATATACATTGAATCGACATTATTTGGATCTGATATTCCAGTTGATATCCAATTGATTTCTTTTGAAACTAGCACAGGCACATTCACAAATACTGAATCAGCCGCTACTATATTAAATGTTTCTGTTAATGATACTTGCATTGATATATCCATTTTACTTAGTAGAGAAAGAAAATCTTCTCTATTTAGCCAATCAATTTCAATTAGGTTGTGATTAGTATTATTGAAGAGTGCTTTAATGTTTTTATAAACATTTTCTCCAGATTGTTCTAGTCTACTATAATTAATGAAAAAATTGACAATTGTATTATTTTCTTCTCCAAATTTTATTGCTGCTACTGCTTGATTCAGTTGATTTTTTAATGGTCTAATAGCGCCAAAGCAACCTATATTATATGATGCCTTTATTTTTCTTTTTGTTCTTAAATTAAAAAATTTAAAAAATTTAAAAAAATCACATCTTTCTTTTTTTATTTTAATTTTCTCGTATATATTAGGCAAATAAATATTTTTTATACCTATTGAATTAAGATCTTTATGAGTTATTTCATTGTTGAATGATACTTCTACATTTTTAATTTTTAAATATTCTTTAATCCAAGTAATAGCAATTCCTTCCATTGCTAAAAATGGAATTTTACTATGAACTCTAATTACAAATTTAAGTTTAGGATATAATTTTTGAAGTTCTGATAGCTTTTTAGGAGTTATCCAAACTGCTTCAATTATGCATATATCTGGCTTAAATTTATGTAATTTAGAATCTATATTATTTCCGTCTATACATAAATCTACTTCAGATTTCATATTTGGTAATGTTGATATAAAATCAGATACTAATCTTGCAGAATTGTATAATCCAGATTTTAATTTTCCGCATGAATAGTCTTTAGGTTCATTGTGTTCTTGATTTTCACTATAATCTGAACTATAATCTGAACTATAATCTGAGCTATAAGTTTTAGATTTTTTAAGTAAAAATAAAATTTTCATAAACAAGGATTTTTTTTTTAATTGTTAATCTTATTAACAATTGTCTTTCAGTATATATAAATTTGAAACATCGTATATTTGATAATATTTAAATTATTATGCTATAATGTTCAAATTTTAATGTTTTATATGTTTTTTAACTAATTAATTTTATTTTTTATTTTTATTTTTATTTTGTGTGGGACAGAATAAATTTTATATATAATAAAAAATAATTAATTATATGAGTAATTTTAAAAATAAGGAAGAAGATGATGCATTATCTTATTTAGAAAAAAATCTTAATGTCAATGAAAATGACAATGATAATATAGATAACATAAAAAAACCAGATATGTCATATTTGGATAATAATATACCTTCAAATGAATATACTATTATTCCATTTAATATTTTACCTTGTGGAATATTTTATAAAAATGGAACTAAACTTAGTATTAGAGCAGCAAGAGTACAAGAAGTACAAGCTTATTCTGTGGTTGATGATAAAAATTATTTAGATATAACGGAAAAAATGAATCAGATATTAAGTTCTTGTATAAGATTTTTTCATCCTAATGGAAAACAGGGGTCTTATAAAGATATTCGTGATGGTGATAGATTATCTTTAATTTTTATGATTAGAGAGTTAACATTTCCAGGTGGTAAAAATTTATCAAAAGAAGTTATTTGTGGTAATTGTGGTAAAGAATTTAAGATGGAATTAAGAGCTACAAGTTCTGATACTGTTGATAAATCTTTTGTTAATCATGAAATGCCTGAAAAATTAAAGAAATTTTATGATCCTATTAATAAAGTTTTTATTTTTAATATTGATGGTGTAGATTATAATTTAGCTCCTCCTACAATTGGCATTCAAGAAATATTTTTTGGTGATATTAAAAATAAAATTCAAGGTGAAAAAAATCCTAATGTTGCATTTTTGAAATTAGCATCATTTTTGCTGCATGACAGAAATAACATAACTGCAGAAGGAATAAAAGTGAAAGAGCAGGAATTTAAGAGAATGGATATGAAAACTTTTCAAATTTTAAATCAGGCAGTAAATAATATGATATTTGGTATAAAAGAAATGAAGAATCAGTGTCCAGAATGTGGAATGGAGGTCCACACTGATATGAGCTTTCCCACTGGAGCCTCAAATATTTTCGTTATTCCAGATGCCTTTGACGAATATTTTGGATAATAAATTTGGATTCATGGATGTTGATCATATTGCACCTCATTTTATAAATGAATTAGTTTGGTGGGAATATGAAGAATATGTAAAAAGATTGAATGCTAGAATTGAACGTGATAATAAGCAACAGAAAGAGTCATCAAGTGATAATTCAGGTATGTCAAATTATTCAAATAAAATTCCTAATATGAATTCAGTAATGAACAATTTGGGTAAATATAAACCATAATACAAAGAATCACTATTTTTTAATAGTGATTTTTTTATATATAATATTCAATGATAAAAAAATTCTATATTCATGCTTAAAAAATTTAAAGACTTTTTCTCAAATAGAAATGTGATTTATGTTCCAGATGAAGATAAAGAATCTCAGGAAGAATTAAATGATAATTTGAACAAATCAATTCGTACTTGTGATTATTTTTTATTCGACGATTCAATAAATAAAGGCGCAGATATTAATAATGTTACATTTGGTGGAAAGGATAGTGACAATGATGATTATTATGTATCTCCTTTGGTATTGTGTGTTATATACGATAGATTAAAGATGTTAAAAAAATTAATTGATTTGAATGTAAATTTAATTAATGTTATTACTGATGATGATATTTATGATTATATTAAGGATCTAATGAAGACTTCTGATAGTGAAAAAGCTATAAAATATATTATTAAAAAAAATCCAGATTTTATGAAAGATATTGAAGCAATAAAAAATACAAAAAAATTTAACATTTAATAAATATTGTTAATATTTAGTTAATTTATTTGATTTTTATTATTTATATATATACCAAAATCAAAAATTATAAATATGTCAAAAATAATGAATTTTCAGAAATTTTTAAGTGAAGCACTCACTATGACATCTGATGAATTATCTGAGATTGATGATATGGCAGATAATATTAATTGGAAAGAAGGAGATAAATTTGCGTTTATAGATTTTAATGGTATAAAAGACATACCAATTAGTATTAGTATTAATAATAAAAAAAGTAGAAAAGAAAAATCAGAAAAGATTTAATGTTATATGGTAAAATTTGATGAGTATATAGTTGAATTTAAAAAATATCAGGTAAAAGAAAAAGAACAGAAATCTCATAAACTTTCTGGAGTTGTTCTAATATGTAATAATAAAATATTATTAGTAAGACCAAAAAAATTCAAGAAAAAAGAGAAAAAATGGTCAATTCCAAAGGGTCATATTGAGGATGATATGGGTAAGATAAAGACAGCAATAGCTGAATTAAGGGAAGAAGCTGGAATAAAAATCACAAAGAAGCAAATCAATTCTAGTGATAAATTTGTAATAGAATATGAAAAATCTGGAATAAAAAAAAATTTAACTTGTTATGTTGTAGATATTGAATATGGTGATATCAACATAAAACTAGTTAATGACATGATTTTGAAGAACTTTTTAAAAAATGAGATTGTTGAAGCTGGATTCTTTTCAAAAAAAGATGCAGTAGAACTTATAGAAGATAATCAATTAGATATACTAAAAATTTTAAAATAATATGAGTAAAGAAATTGCATTTTTTGATCTTGATAATAGTCTTTGGTACATAAAAAGCGATATATGGTTAATTGATAAAAATAAACCATCTGTTCCTATGTTAAAGATTTCTCCAATTGAATTCGCTTTAATTAAAAGTGGTATTTATTCAAAAGATGAATTACCAGTTGATTATAATGGTGAAACATTTTGCATATCCAAAGATATGCTAGAGAGGGTTCAAAGAAAAAATAGAAACATTAGATTGTCAAATTTAGGAATATCTTACAGTGAATTTTTCAATGAAGATATTTTAAATGATAAAGATGTCAAATTATTATTAGATAATGTTAAGCATCTAATTGGTAAAAACATAGAAATAGGAGTTTTGACAGCTAGAAGTGATAGGAAAAAACATGCAAATTTATTAAATAAATTAAGAGAAAAATTAAAAGAGTATGGTTTAGAAATAAGTAAAATATATTTTGTATCAGAATCAATTAGATCCACTGGATTCATGGATAAAATTATTTATGATAAAAATAAAGTTTTATTGGAACATATGATAGGTTTGACAATTGAGGATAAACGTTTTGTGCCTATTAAAAAAGAAGCATATGATAAAGTTTATTTTTATGACGATGTTAAGTCTAATTTTATGAATACTAATAATTTGCAGGATTACTTTGATTTCTTAATAAGAAATAGTGATGAAGAGTGTATTGAATACATAACCAATAGACTTAAAAATAATGATATATCATTAATAAATAACTTAGTAAGTAATAATACTGTTAATCCATTTGAATCAAAATTAATAGAATTGAAGGCACCTATTAAATTTCCTATTAAAGTTTCTGATAATAAACTCACAGTTAAGTTTGAAAAATTTAAAAACTATTAAATTCTTTTTATTTGAACTGTTGATGTTGTGAATTTTCCAGTTCCATCTGTTACTTTTACTGTGTAATTTGAAATTTCTGATGAAGGAGTCACAAGAGTTTTTGCAACATATGGAATATATGGAGTCAATGTTCTAGTTCCATCATCATAATCAAGATTAGGATCATTTGCTATTATATTACCATATGAATCTGTCCATTCAAAAGTATAATTATAATCACCTCCGTTTGCAGTAACACTTAGCATTGATATTTGACTAATTTTAACTTGATTTGGTATTGCTATCGCATTAGCGTTAAAAGGAACACTAGCAGATCTTTTTTTGATTTTATTAAATAATGCTGTTATGATTGCTAATATTCCGAATATACTTGTAATTGAATCAATTATAGTCTTCAATATTACTAAAATTCCAGCTAATGTAGCTAAAATTCCAGCTAATATAGACATAGGTAGTAAATAACCTAATATATCAAATGATGATAAAAAAGGAAATATTTCTCCTATTTTTGCCTGTAAATTTTTTATAGCTATCATCATAGTCTTTACTGCAGTTAAAGCGGTTGGAATTCCAGCTCCAAAAGGAAGAATTACTAATGATGATACTAATGATACCAGAGCTAATGCAATAGTTTCAATAGTATCAGCGATTAAACTTGTAAATTCACCCAATTTTATTCCTAATTGTTCCAAAGAATGCTTCAATTCTTCTATCCATTTATCAATTTGCTTTGAAATTGAATGTTTTTCACTTAAAGGGGGATAGTACTTATCATCTGTTGGCTTTGATACACAGCTTGGATCTATAATATCATTATCATATAATATTCCATTTTTATAATATATTTTTCCATATATAAATAATTGTGCAGTTTCTTCTGTCATTGATGGATTTGATGTTAATAATAATTTTTTTGCCATTTGCCTTTTTGTTAATAACATTGATTCAATAGATTTCCATAAATTTGTTGTTATGTCTTTTATTCCAGATAATCCTAATCCTTGAAGTGTAGTCATACCATCCTTAACATCTTTAATTTTTTTATTTATTTCATCTGTTCCTAAGCTTGCTGTATTGCCTGATGTTATACCTGATGTTACACCAGATGCGATTGATGTTGTAATATCACTTGAATTTGAATTTATATTATTGGTGTTTGGAGTATTGGATGGAGTATCAGAAAAACTAGTGAATGGATAAATAATTTGAGTACTATTAGAATAATACATATTAGCCATTGTTATTTCAGACTTGATAGATTCTACTGCACCAGTCATTCCTGGATATTCAACCCCATTTTTAGTGTATTTGAAATATGTGACAAATTGTTGAGTATCAATTACTATTCCATTGTATCGTATTTCTACATAAATAGTACCATTCGCTGTATAACTTCTAAATTCAAACATATTATAATTGATTTTTATTATATATAAAAATATAAAAGTTATAATTGATTTTAAAATATTAATATATAATAAAAAATAAAATTTTCACATGAGAAATCTATATTCAAAGAATGAATTTTTAAATATTCATAATGATAGCAAATCAATAAATGAAGGAATATTTAGCTTTATAGGTAAATTATTTAATACCATTTCAACTTATATAAAAAAAGTAAAAGGAGGTCAAGAAATTCAAGATATATATGTAAAATACTTAAAAAAGATTAATGATGATATTAAGAAAAAAGTTCAAGTTGATTTAAATTTAACTGCTGAGGGACAAATAAATTCAACAACTACAACCACTTCTTCTGTTGCTACTTCTCCTTCTAAAATTTCTGCTCCTGCTGCTCCTTCAACTGTTTCTTCTGATAAACAGACTACAACTAATAATTCATCTGAAAATGACGTGAAAAAAGAAAGCAATAAAGTAAGAGTTCATTTAAAAAATAAATTAAATGAAGCTGATGTTGCAACTGCAGTTAATAATGTTGCAAACAAAGTTAATGATGTAAAGAATACTATTAATCAAGCTAAAGAAACAATAGCACCAAGTACAGAGACAAAAGAAGCAGGAACAAATATTAAAATGACAATATCAGCATTGAAAGATAAAGCTAAACTTATTCAGCAAATAATTGATGCTGATGCAGAAGTCGCAAAAAATGAAATGAATAGAGTTTTAGCTAAATATGGTGGTCAAGAAAAAAATCCAAAATTAGCTACTATAATAGCAAACAAAGTAGATGAATTTAAATTGGCATTTTTAAATGCAAAAATAAAAATATACGATGCAGGCGGAGATAAAACAGCATCAATAGAAGTTGCTAAGAATAGAGATATATTATCTAAACAATTAGATGAAAAATGGAAAAATTTATCAAAAGAACAACAGTCTGGACAATCAACAGATTTGAAAATTGGAGATACTGTAAAATTTCATTCCGATGCATTAAATAAAGATGTAGAAGAAAAAATAATTAAAGTAGAAGGAGATACATTAACTTTCAATGGTACTAATGGTGAATTTACTAAAAAGAAAACTGATGTAACTAAAATTCAGCCTGCTGAGAAACCTGCTGAGAAACCTGTTAAAACAGAATATACAGAGGGAGATAAAATTAGTTGGACTCCAGATGGAGGAAATCAAGAAATAATTAGAACTATAACTAAAGTAGATGGTGATACATTAACATTCAAAGAGGGTGATAAGCCAGATGGTAAAGATATGACAAAAAAAGCAGAAAATGTCAAAAAAATAGAAGCAAAACCAGCAGCAGCACAAGTAAAAGAAACAAAATAAAATGAATATAATATCTTATAATAATTATTTGACAGAGAGTTCACAATCATCTATTTCTGAGTTTTTAAAATCTCAGTATGATAAAATATTTCCTGATCCAACACAATCATTAAATAATTTATTCTCATCTTTTATAAAAAGTTTAGATGTGGAAAAAAATGTATCTATTCTATATCAGACATATTTAAAAAATAGTCAATCACTTACTCAAAATGAAATAAATAATTCAAAAACTATAATTGATGTTGATAAAGTATTAACAGAAAGTATCAAATATTTTTATTTTTCATTGAAACCTATTGTTAATAAATTACAAAATGATGACTTTACTATTAATGAAATATTTAGTAGATCAAGAGATAAAAGATTGCTTACATTGATGAGTTATCCAGAAGACCAATTTTCAAATGCTATATCAACGTATTCTACCACTATAATATCTGAAATTAAATCATCTGCAAATATTATAACTGGAACTACTACTACTAATACCGCACCAACTACTGTTTCAGAATCAATAAATGATAGAATCAATTATAAGATTAGTAGAATTTTAGAAGCTGATGATATTTCTATTGTGACTAATTTATTAAATTATAAAAAAGCTGCAATAAATTGGATTAATATAACATTATTTGATTCTATTAAACCAAAACTTCAATTATTAAGACAATTAGGAGTGAATACTAGTAATAGTGTAGATCAATTAGCTAATCAAATGAAAGGTACTACAAATGAAAATGCTAAAAAAATTATTCTTAATAAAATTATTAATATGAATAAAGAAGAATTACAAAAATTGGTTGATTCATTAGGTTTAACAAAAGATGAATTAGGAGATTTATAAAAAATAAAAATAAAATGGAAATACAAAAATTTGAAGCCTATAAATATAGAGGGAAAAAATTAGATGTGATAAATAGAAAGGAATTCATTAATGAAATTAGTGATATTTTTGCATCTGAAATGTTTGGTTATAATAATAATGGTACATCTTATTATCCTGATTTAGAAACATTAAATATTTATTTGCATAATGATGAAACAGGAGAAGATAGAACAATAAAATTGGATTTGTCTGATATGGGCATAGAAATTGGACACACAGATTGGTATGATGAAGAAGAAGCAGAAAATCATGATGACTTAGGTGTATTTGTTCCAGAAAGAAATTTAGATTTACCAATAACTAAAGCTTATAAATCACAAAAAGGTGATATGAACAAATTTAATATATAAAAAATTCTAAAATATTTTGATATTTAAAAAGTATTTATTATCTTTGTTGCTTAAAATTAAACAATGAAGATAATAAATTTTTTATTTAGTAAATCTGAAAAAACTATGAACATAGTTAGTGAAGATATTTTCAATTGTTCATATAAGGAAAAATGGATTCAACCTTATACTGAAAGTATTAAAAATAGAATGATCAATGATTCTAATTATTTAATAACTGATTCTAATTTAAAATATAAAAAATTAAATAAGAAAGAACTTATAATTGAAATTACTACGTGTTTAAATAGAATAGATAGAAATTATGAAGATTATGGAATAAATGATAATGAATATAAATTTGAATTTGATCATTTCATAAAATCAACGATATTAATGTATAAAAAATAACATAATATATGAAAGTGAATAAATTTGAGGAAACAACTAATAAAATTATACATATTGACGGAAAGTATTTTTCAAATGATTCTGTTTCAATAACAAACAGTCGTGAAATACTGAATTATATGGTTAATATTCAAACTCATGCATTTCAAGATAATAAATTAACATTAACTAGTAATTTAATTGAGCCTTTAACAAAAATTTTTGGCACTCAAAACAAAACAATTAGAAGTGAGTTTATGTTGAAATTGTGGATTTTAAAATTTAAAGATTTGACATTTAATGTTTATACAGCAAAGAATCGAGGAACATCTTATGAAGTTTGTGATTATTCTTATGAAGATGTTCGCAATGGCAAAATAGATAAAAAAATTATTGAGTTCTTAGAAGAGTTATATAAATTAATTAATTAATGAATAATATGAAAATTGCACATATAGTAAAATTAACAGACAACGATGGAGATTTACAATTTAAACTTGTAGATCAAGATACTTGGAATTGGATTATTATGGAAAATTCTGGAATACCAGAACCTACTAAAAGAATAATTTTTAGTAATTTTTTCACAGGAAAAATTGTTTCACGATGGGAAGACAAATTGTGTCCTGATTCAATAAGAGAAAGAATAAAAACCAAATATTTAGAAAATTATGATTCATTTGATGGTGTGTTTATAACATATGGATCATGGGATAATGATCGAGCATTATTGGCTCCACCATTAGAAGATAATTATGATTTATTTTGTAGAGATTATTCAAGAACTATTGATATTATTAATATGATAGAAAATGCAAAAGCAAAAGGATATAATGTAGAATTTGAACATGAATATGTTGGACTAATGTATTAATTGAAAAATAATTCAATAAATATTTGGTAGATTAAAAACTTTGTATTACTTTTGTTCTACAAATAAAAAATAAATTGATTGATATAAAAAATGTGTAGTTGAACATTACAAGAAAGTGTATCAAGATTGAGTATATGAGTTAATGTCTTTCTATTGCTCTAAATAAATCTCAAAAAAAGTTCATCATATCAATCAATTTTTAAAAATAGAAAAAAATGACTTTTTTTATATAATATATAAGAAAGTAGAAAATAACTTAAACAAAAAATAATTTTTAATATATACAATATCATGAACAACATTAGTAGACATATCACAACAGGCACAGCCACAACAACTGCAACTACTCCCGTAACAGGAGGAAGACCAGTGGCGTATTTGGGTGATAACAATCTAAGTTGATATTTTTATAAAATATTTTAATAGTGTTAAAACCCAAAGATGATTATTCAACTTTGGGTTTTTTCTTTTTAAATAATTAATTGGTCCTGTAGTGGCAGAATTTCCTAAATTCTATGTGCATAATGGAATGAAAAATGAGAGTTCGAGTCTCTTCTGGATCACAAAATAAATAATGGCCTTGTAATGGCGGAGTTTTCTAAACTCTATGTGCATAATGGAATGAAAAATGAGGGTTCAACCCCCTCCTGGGTCACAGTAAAATATCAGGTGTATGTGGTAGTGTCAGGATCAGGCACAAGGAAGTTCGACTCTTCTTCACCTGACAATTATTATTGTAATATTTAATAATATAAAAGAGTTCTTTGATATTTGAAAAAATAAAATAGTTTAATTATCGGGTAGTGGTGTAGTTGGTTAGCATACGTGTTTTGGGAACATGAGGGAACGTATAGTCATCGTGAGTTCGAATCTCACCTACCCGACATAACAAAAACATAGTTCGGAAAAGTAAAACGAAATTGAAAAATTTTTAGATTTTTATAAAAACAATTAATAATGGGACTTGGGACTGCTTGGAGTGGTCGCCTCTCTTGCACAGAGGAATAACAGGTGGGTTCGATGCCCATAAGCTCCACATAATCAGATAGTTACATAAATGATTATAAATAATGCGATAGTCGCCTAGAGACCGATGGCGCTGGGTTGCCAATCCAGTAAGCGAAAGCACACCGTGAGTTTGAATCTCATCTATCGCTCAAATATTAAAATAAATTAACGCAAGTGTCGCATAGAGGTCGATTGCACTAGATTTCCAATCTAGAAAGATAATATCACACCGAGGGTTCGAATCCCTTTACTTGCTCTAAATTTGGCCCTGTGGCGTAACGGAAGCGTATGACTATTACAAGGTTTGGGAGATGGTTCGATTCCATCTGGGGCTACTTTTTTTGAATATAGGATTTTAACTCAGTTGGTTCAGAGTATTTGTTTAACAAGCAAAACGTCATTGGTTCGATTCCAATAAGTCCTACAATAATGCCGATG